TCTTCTTTTATAACAACTACTGAATCAAAAGGAAACTCCTTATTATTCTTACACTTAATAATAGCCTTGATATGTGCGTTCATAATTAAAATTGGTACGCGATGAGGGACTCGAACCCCCGATGAAAACCAGAATGTAAATCTGGTGGAATCGCCGCTATCCAAATCGCGCTATATGTAATATATTAGATATTTTTTACCTTATAGTCAATATTATTTTTTATACAATGTTTCCTTATCGCGTTATCACTAACTCCTAAGATTTTACCAATTTTTGTCATTGGGTAGTTTTTCAGCATTAAAATTAAGGCGGATTTATCTGGCCAATTTATTTTACCGGGATAAACAGCGCATTTTTTACAATTAGTTGCTTTTTTATATTTAACACTCCCACATTTACCACAATAGCTTGGAATTTTTTCTCTTTTTTTCTTATGTTTCCCGCAAAAAGTTTCTGTTTGTGTATGGCAATTAGGACATAATATTCTTAAATTTTCTATTCGGTTATCATTTCTCTCTCCATTAATGTGGTCTAATTGTAGTACTAAGGGTTTTCCTAAATGATTGCCATTATTGCCACAAATTAGGCATTTGTATTCAATTAATCCAGCTTTAATTATTTTTATTTTTAAACTACTAGAACTTACGTATCTAGAATTATTTACTAAAAGTTCATGCAAAGGAACTTCTCCATTATTTTTTCTTAAGAGACTAGGACTTTTAAAGTGAGAAATGTCTATATTATCTTCTACAATGCGACGATTAAGTATTTTACATGAGGCGCCACTTAACCTCATATTTACTTTGATAAAAAACTCCTTACGAGAAAAGCATTGCTTAATTATATTACCAAACTCCTCTTTAGATAATTGGTCTATATATGATGGTTTGTATGTTTTCACTCAGGTATTTACACATAAAAATAAAAAAAGTAAAGCAATTTTTATGAGAAAAATCGCTAAACTATTTAACGGCGGTAACCACTGTAAATTTATACAAAAGCATCGGATTTTTATTCTGCAATATGAGTTCCTTTTTGGCAGAAATAATTAATTTTTTTAAAGCCATCGTTTTAACTTGTTTTTCAAGAGATGCCTGTGCTTCGTCTGATGTTTTATAAAAACCACTCCATTTTTCAACGCTGTTATTTGAAGCGGTAGTCATATTAATTAATACACATTAATTTTCATAATATGAATAAAAATATAAAGCTGAGCAGGAACGACTTGAACGTTCAGCGTCTTACGACAGAGGTTCCAAAGACCTCCGAGTTTACCAATTCCTCCACTGCTCATTAAATCTTTATTTTAAGACTGGTTTTGTATTTATTATATATGCTTTTATACTGTAACTCAAATTTCTTAAGTTTTTTTCTGTCCTTGAGTTTTAAATTGTCATTAAACATGTAAGAATCATTCGAAAAATAAGCTTGAATTTCATCTTTAGCTACTTGTTTGCAATAGCCAAGGGCAAAAAGAGTGTCTAAAAGTTTAACGTATATTGGTTTTGGTATGCTATCTGTCAGGGCATCCATGTCTTTTTTATAGTTTTTATTTAGATTGTATAATGCATGTGCAATTTCGTGTGAAATTGTTTCAATATCGTTGGGCACAGCGGCAATTAAATAGTAACGCTTATCCTTGGTTTTTAGATTTTTACCGATTTTGGTCAGTATTTCTTTTACAGTATGATCATAATCATTAATATCTTGAATAGGATTATAGTAAAGATTTTCCAAAACATTGCTTGGTATATTAAATCCAACCCAATCCGCCGGGTATGTGAAAACCCCATCTTCACTATCCTTTGCGTAAAGGCTCATAAAGTCTAAAAGTTTAAAATTTTTGCCTCGAATTGCTTTGTATGGCGATTCGTAAAACTCTTGACTACGACAAAACGTCATGCAAAGATCGTAATGATTATTTATTGTGCAGAGAAAAATATTCTCACCAATATTTTTTAGTTTATATTTAATCTTCATTAAAGAATCTCTTGTTGTAGGCATCGCTGGCGAATTCTTTTGGTAAAATTACATTCAATGGAACAGAGTAAAATAATGGCGCGATATCTTTTGGGTTATATCCAGCCAATCCGCAACCAATTAGAGTAACTAGAAAGATTTTTTTAGGATTTTCTCTGGCAAAAGTAATAAAGTCTTGAACATGTTTTTCAATATTAGTATACTCAAGTGTTTCTATTGCAAAGTCTTTTGTTGGAATGGCGTAGGATTGTCCTTGAATGCCATTTCCCTTTCCATATATTGCGCCAAAATTAGTATGGGCAAGTTTTGCGGCACCGGCCCCATGAATTCCAGCAAGGTTACTACCAAAAACAAAAACCTCATTTTTATCCAACGAGGTTATGTTTTCTGGAGTATATTTATATTCCATATTAATTTAATTAATTAAGCTAGACGATAAACCTTCCTCGGCTTTCCCCTGCCACCAGAGATTTCCTTCACCACCGTCACCTTGCCTTGCTTAAGGGCACTCCTCACTAAATTGTGCGCCTGATACTCTTTAACGCCATTCTTGGAAACAATATCATTAACTGTAAACTCTCCAGAGGTTCCACTCATTTCGTTTAGTGACTTCACGTGATTTGATGGTCTACCCCTGCCGCGCTTCGTGGCCTTTGTCTCAACCTGTTTTTCCTCGATTTTTTTCGAACCGTTTTCGTCAACTGTCTCTTTAATCGGATTTCTTTCAACAACGATCACATTTACATCGTTTGAAATTGGGAACCTGAAACTTCTCCACTCGTCGTTAACGCTGTCACGACGATCTCCCTGTACAGAAGTGCTCGACTCGTTTGTAGACAAAACCTTCAAATTTCGCATCAAGTCTTTCAGAGAAGGGATTTCAAACGTATCTCCCGCCTGTAGCCAGCCAAGTTTCTGTGTTTTTTCAGTGTTCTTCATTCGTCCATAGTAATCCTATTTTTACAGTTAAGCAAGTATTTTTTTAAAAATTAATTTTTTCTAAAAACTGTGTAATATACTGTATGATCAATAGAGTCGAAACGTATTTTCAAACCTCTAATCCCAATTATGTTAATATAGCTGGTTATCCAGATGGCGCAGTAGATGCATTTGGTCGTTTAAGAGTAGCCCAGCCATTAACTCTATTTGATTCCTCTCATAGATATGCTGATAACAATCTTTGGTCTATTGCTAGTGGTGTTAGTGGTAGTGGTGTTTTCAATCAAAATCAAGGACTGGTTGAGATGAGGGTAACCAACGCTTCTGGATCTTTTGTGACCAAAGAGACAACAAAAGTTTTCTCTTATCAGCCGGGCAAATCTTTATTGATTTTCAACACATTCGTTATGTCGCCAGCAAAAACTGGTTTAAGACAAAGAGTGGGTTATTTTGGCCAAGACAATGGCATGTATCTAGAGTTAGATGGTAATAATTTAAATTTTGTAGAGCGTAGTTTGATAAACGGCTCTCCGGCCACTGAAACAAGGGTATTAAAATCAAATTGGAATGGGGATAAATTAGATGGAAAGGGAGCTTCTGGATTAACACTAGATATAAGTAAGGCGCAAATTTTATGGATGGACGTTGAATGGCTTGGTCTTGGATCAGTGCGTATGGGATTTATTATTAATGGTAAATTTATTGTTTGTCATACTTTTCATCATGCGAATATTATTGATTCGACCTATATCACTACTGCTTCATTGCCATTGAGATATGAAATAATAAACACATCTGCCACTAGTGGGCCAAGTACATTAAAGCAAGTGTGTTCGTCTGTGATTTCAGAAGGTGGCTATGAATTAAGGGGGTTACAACAGGCAATTGGTCAGGATGTAACTGTTCCTTATGAATTAATAACCACAACTAATACTGATTATCCTGTAATTACTATTAGACTAAAATCAAGCAGATTGGATGCTATTGTAATTCTTACTGCGCTGAGCATCTTACCAGTATCAAGTGGCAACTTTAAATGGAAAGTAGTTGCAAATGCTACCACTAGTGGCGGCAGTGGCACTTGGTTAAGTGCTGGCAATAATTCTGCTGTAGAATATAAAATGGATGCAACAACTCTTTCTGGTGGTAGAATTTTAGCGGCAGGATTTATTAGTCAAACTAATCAGGCCAATCCAACGCTTGATATTTTAAAGGAAGCTCTTTTTAAATTTCAGCTAGAACGTAATGGCCTCACTGGAGCCGCTCAAGAATTAACACTAGTTATATCCGCTGGCACGGCTACTGGAGGCAGTCCAGCTAAAATATTGGCAACAATGGACTGGGAAGAAATAAGTAGATAAACTTTTCTTTTTTATGCCACTACCTAATTATGATGATTTATGTAGGTATGCTTTAAAGTCTCAGTTGACTGGTTACCTACCAGTCCCAGTTACGGGATCAGTTGTTTTTACGACTGGTGATCAAACCATCACTGGAAATAAAACTTTTCTTGGGGCAACTGTTTTAAGCGGCAATTCAACCCCACTCACAATAACAAATACGGAAGGTAGTAAAACTATAAATTTAGGTAACGCGGGAGTTTTTGCAACGGATTTAGGTACTAAAATATTTATAGAGTCTGGTAATGGATCGACTGTTATATATAGGGCAGGAACGGCCCCATCTCCTTATGGATACGGCATTGTTTTTGGTGCTGGAGGTTTTATCACTAAAAAAGGATACCTAACAGCGGGTAATACGGCAAGTCCGACAGGGTTAAGCGATGCCACTCTTGTTTGGACAGATAGAGTTTTATCTGGCCAATGGAGAACAAATCAGCGTTTATTAGTTAACGAAACAGGCGTTGTTTTAAGTGGTGAAGCGGCTACTCCAGCCAACCTCGCTTCTACTGGTTCTACGCTACAAACTAACATTAACAACCTAAGCGGCTATGTAAATTCTTCATCTAGTAACATAATGTTTACTACAGGTAATCAAACAGTCAGTGGCCTTAAAAACTTTACGACTACGCCCCAAGTTAGTGGCCAACCTGTTTATTTTCTAAGAAACATAAGATCTTTTACTGGAAATAATTTTACTCCAGACGCAAATGAAGCACGGGTTTTTGAATATGTTTTAACTGGAGTTGCTGGGGCCACGGCAACGCTAAACGCGCCTATTAATATGGTTAATGGAGATAGTATTATTATTGAAATTCAACAAAGTCCTAGTGGAAGCAACAATATGGCATTTAATTTTGCATATAAGTTCCCAGGCGGCGTAACTCCTTCATTAACTTTACAACAAAGCAGGGTTGATATTTATACAGTACTAAGAATTGGTTCAAATTTTTATTCAACTTATGTTAAAGACTTCAGTAACTAAATATGTTTTTCCCGTTTTCAAATTTAGATAAGGATACTAACGAAAAAAACTTTTTATATCCAAATGGGCCAGTTTTGGCATCAGCTATTAGTGGTAATGTTTTATATTTTGGAGGCAATTTTAACTCGCTTTGCCAAGTTTACTCTCCTTTCGCTGAGATAGATCCAAATTTAAATATATATCCTGCAAATGTAGATGCTAAAATTTATGGAGATAGCATTGGTTATACCAAGGTAGGTTATGAAGTGGATCCATATGGAAATAAGTATTTTTGTGGCAATTTTAGAAATTTTAATAATATTTCGCAAGTTTGTCGTCCAGATGGATCCATATCTACTTCCCCAGCAAATATGCTTGGTGGTAGAGAGGGTTTTATACAAATTACCCCTTCTGGTGTTAATACGGGACTGGGGATGAGTTTGGGAGGCGGTAACGCAACTAGACTACTAAAATGGGTTGGTTCTGGAATTCTTTTCCAACACAATGGAAATAATATTCAAGTATTTAATGGCAATAGTGTCATTAATGGTGGTAACTATGGATTTGGTTTGTATCCTCAATCTATAGTTAAAATGAACTTAGAAGTAAATCCAGCAAATAATTATAGATGGTCTTTAATTCCAGATAGAACTTGGTTTCAAAATTTTTCAAATAGCACGAGCACTAATTCAAATTCTAACGATTATTTTGTAGATACTGGAAATTTTTATCCTAATAGAACTGGCGTTTGGGTTTGTGGAAATTTCACAACAGCGGCGGGTGGGAGTTGGAACCGCATAGTTTGTTTAGATTATGTTAGCGGTACAGCAATTACTGGATTTACTTCTGCGGCTGGCCCAAATGGTGAAATTTATAGCATGATACGTTCTGGTAATAAAATTTACTTTAATGGAACTTTTACCACAGTTGGTGGGGTTACTAGGAATAGAATTGCCGCAGTTACATTTCCGGATATGACTTTATTACCATTTAATCCTAACTTAAATGGAATTGTTAGATCAATGAATACCGGTGTAAGCGGCCTTTACATTGGTGGAGATTTTACAAACGTAGGCGGAACTGGTGGCAATTACCAATTTTTATGTAGAGTTGGTTATGAAAATGGAATAATAATGACTGGATTCAGGCCAAATTCCATTTTACCTCAGGTGTTGTGCGGATATGTAAATGAGTTTGGAAATAAGGTTATTGTGGATTTGAGGGTTGACCAGTCCAGACTTTGGACATATAGAGTTAATAACTCAACATCAAATCCAACATTAATAGCAAATGATCATAATCCTGTAAATCCACCTTACATTATAGACAATGTGAGTGGTCTGACAATACACACTGGATTAAGTCAAGGTTGTGGTGGTAATAGTTACTATCATGGAAGTAATGGATTTTTATTTGATTCTTATCAAAAACGTGGTAATAACATGCTAATTTTTGGAAGAAGTCATGGTGGATTTATTGAAAAAATAAAAAGAAATAATGCTTTTGCTGTAGATCTGAATACAAATAGAATTCTAGACTGGAATCCAAATATTCAAATGGTTAGCGCGCCAACAAGTAATTATTCGTCAAATAATCTTGCGCAGGGGATTTGGTCTATGCACTTAGATACTGGAGATAATACTTTGGCAATTGGTGGTAGATTCAATAGCCTAAACTCGCCAACACTTACTACGGGTATTAGAAATTCTGTGGCGATTGTAGACTTGAGAACTGGTGGGTTAACTACAAATTTCAATGTTGATCTTGGCGTTAACACCGACATTTTATGTTTAGAAAAAAGCGGTAATGTTCTATTTATGGGTGGAAATTTTGTTTCTGGTTCGGTTCCAAATAGAATTAGGTCTTTTGCTGGTATTGATATAAATACTAATCAAGTGAGATATGGAACAAATTTTGAAATAGTTCAAAATTTTGGCTTTAATTCTAATAAAACCGGGCCAAGTTCTAATTCCGTTATTTCGTGCATGCGCAGACAGAATGACAGACTCTATGTTGGTGGCACTTTTGGTACAGTAAGCGGTTTGATTAGAAATGGATTATTCTGTTTAGACTTGCAAAATAATGCAATTACAAATTTTAATTTAAACCTTGATCGTGAAGTTAAGGCAATGGATATTGATACAAGTACTAATACATTGTATATAGGTGGGGCATTTAGAAGAGTCTTGGGTCAAGAAAGAAACTTCGGCGCGGCAATTAATTTAAATAACACTGGATTATTAGCATGGGATCCAAAATTACCTAGAGAACCTACAAATATCAGGGTAACCCCATCTGGAGTTTTAGTTTGTGGAAGTTTTGCGCATGCTGGAGAAAGAAGGGGCGGCATGGCGATGTTCAGTATTCAAAGTGGCACTCTTTTAGATACCCCTGTTTTGAGTTTAATGCTTAATCAGGTAGGCGCTGGTAGAACTATAGAAATATATAATAATAATGCATATATCAACGGAACATTTAATAGTTTGGGTATATCAGTTGGAAATGAAAATTTTAGGCCTTATGCAAATCAACTTGCTTATAACTTAGATTCTGGAAATCTTATTACTGGTAATATTAATAATGGAGCGCCACGTTGTACTCGGAATGGCGGTATATTGTCTAGTTTCTTGGAATCTGGATTTATGTATATCGGTGGACAATTTACACTTGTTCAAAATATGTCTCCGACAACAAGTAATGAGTCAACAGTTACAAGAAATAGAGTGGCATGGTTTGATTTAAATAACCAGAGAATTTCAGGGATTGATTATAATGTTAATAATAGTGTTTTTGCAATAAAAAGAAGAGATAATTTTCTTTATATTGGCGGAACATTTACATCTGTACTTGGAACAGCAAGGAATAGAATTGCTAGAATTAATCTTAATGATAATACGTTAGATAGCTGGAACCCAAATATGAATGCTGATGTTTGGGATTTACAGTTTAGTGGTAATAAGATGTTTGCTTGTGGTGACTTCACTACGGTAAGTGGTTTGAGTAGAAACAGAATTTGCAGATTTGACGTTTCGGCGGCTTCTGGCGGTGCTTTAGAGTCATATAATCCAAGCATTCTTAATGGAGTGTTAAGAAAAATGGCTATTACTGGAAATACTATATACACAGCTGGAACAACATCACAATTTGGAGCGGCGCCAGTTAGTGCATATGTAGGAGTAGCTGCATTTGATACAAATACAGCTGCACACTTAACAACATTCAGACCTTTCTCTGGATATACTGTAAATACTTCTTATTGGTATAATACTAGAAATGTTCTTGGTACTGACGGAATTACAGCTTTACATCTTCATCCAAGTGGTTTATTTGTAGGAGGAGACCTTGTATCAGTAGGAGGTTCTGGAGATAGTAATAGTCCTAGAGGCGTATTTTTAGTAGGTTTAACAAGTGGTAATATAATTAGAAATTATGGGGGGGCTGGCCCAAATAGCGTATTTAGAGAACGTCCACCATTTGGTTTTGGAGACCAGTTCCCCGGTCAAATATGGGACATAAAGACATATGGAGATGAGTTAATAACTGTGGGGGAGTTTGGTGACATGTTGGAATATAGGCATATGAATTCGCCCTCTCCACAAAATTCTTTTATTACTTTAAAAGATAAAATAACTGGAAATAATCTTACTAATTATGATTTTGTGATAGATAACCAAACATTTGCATTCCAGAATAATCAAGAGCTTGGTACATCATCAAGTTCTGCAAATATGTTTGTTTACGACGCCTCGTTTAATAACGACCGAATTTATTTTCATGGACTATTTTCAAATCTTCGTCATCCAGATTTTAGATGCTCAACTGCCGCAATGGATTATAGCGGAAATTTAGATAAGAATTTTAAAGGATTTGGAGTGTAATCAAGTTTATGAACGAAATTATTTATAATTATATAATATCACTAGGGTTCGAGGAAATTGGTACAAATTTATTTAAAAAACAAGAAATTACAATTAACTTTTCAGAAAATGCATTTCATTTAAGTTTTTATTTAGATCCACTAGGTGATATTACTTTAGTAAATAAGATTAATGAAAATCGCATTTCCGATTCTAAAATTATTAATTTTATTGAAGCAGTAAATTTTATTAAAAACAAGTTATACTAAACACGCTTTAGGAAAGAATAGTATTAATTTTATCCAAACAGATGTTCCTATCTACTAGGGCAACGTCTATATTCTCTCTTTGCGCGCCGAGTACTTCTAAATACATCTCGTGATTTTTATTCATTAATTGCATTTTAGAATTTAAATCTTTGGCATCTTTGACTAGTAGAAAATCGCTAATTTTATAGCCGTGATCTCTTGCTTTCTGAACTGTTTTTTCGCATTTAGCGTCAAAAAACAAAACCACATCACACATTAGGCATTCGTAGAACCTATTCGCTAATCCGGAATATACATTATGCGTATGAACGTCTTCAAAATATATTGAGTATTTATATTCATTCAAGGTTTCATTGCCAGTAGTCCAGTCGAGTTTATCTATATACTGAGCCTCAATCCCGGCGTTTGTGTATTTTAGCTGGTTTTTTGCCGAAGAGGATATGTAGTAATCTTCGATGCCATTAAAGGCCACCATGTCCTTATACCTATGCTTTCTAGGCGTTCCAAAATATATACAATTACTTTTATTTGCTAAAGGCTGTTCGATATTGTTTTTATAATTAAAAATTAAACAATTTAAATTTGCAACGTGCCACTCATCAATCCAATCATTCAACTTTTTTTCTTCAAGCTTCTTGCCCAAAATCCAATGGCGGTATCCAGATCTTTCGGTATTACAAATAACATTATACTTTTTATGGTATTTCTTTACCACATTTCGCAATAATACATTATCCTCTAAATCGTAATCATTTACTAGAAACCACAGTTTTGCATTAGGATTATTATCAATAATATCCATGTATGCTTTATATTTCATATAAGGGGAGGCATAGCAACAAACGATATGATCCCATTGTTTCTCTAGGGCATTGGGAATTTGTGACATATGTGTAACTAGCTCATAGCCAAGTTCTTTCTTCAAGATTAGCGAATTTCTTACATGTACTATGGAAGTATTAGAAAAGTTTTCTTCTATAGTCTTTTTTTCGCAACTTTCTATTAATAGAACATTACTCATGGTATTACGTCCAAAACATCTCACGATTTTGCATAGCCCATACTAAAAGATCCGTATCTTTTTGTGCAATCTTTGCTTCTATTGCATTGTATTTTGAATAACGTTGTTCATATGTTCCAGTCTTTTTATTGGTCGCTAACGTGAGCGCGTCGTCGGCCTTCTTTTCTAGTGCAGGACGTTCAACTTCAATATATTTAACTAGTGCCTCTACCCGCTTATAGAAATTTTTATGCTGGGCGTTATCTTCCCAGTCAACAGTTCCACTACTCATTTCATCGTGCCAAAAATCTAAAATAAGTGCAAAATTGACTCTCTTCAGAGCTTCGCATACATCAATATATTTATGCCGTGGCATTGACTTGCGAAAGCGTGGATAAAAAGGTTTAATAAAACGCTTTATTGCATATTTCTTTTCCGTATAATCAAAGTATACGCCTTTAATAAAGGCATAGATTGGATTTTCGTAACTAAAACACCATTCACGTAGGAACCACTGAACAGGATATTCGCGCTTAATTTGTTCACGCCAAGAAGCCCAGCCCCTCTTCTCTGGCTTTAGGTCGCCGCTCTTTTTGCCCATTCGAGTTTCTAGCCATTCACATGGCAATGCAAATGGCCGTCTATAAAGACCCCACCTTTCGCGTTCTGAACTTGGCAAATTAAAATAATCATCCACACTATTAACCTTTATATAGGGTAAGATTTTTGAGCCCTCTAATCTTTTAGTTAGGGTTTTAATAATTTTCGCATTCATAAATATATGATAACAGTATATGTATTGTATGTCAATTCCAATTTAAGAATAGTTCCCATTCTTTAACCTTGTGTTTATTTTTAATATAAAAAGTAGAGGGTAATTCTTTAGGATCTTGTGGCCGCTTGATCAAGCGTAGCCCAGCTTCTTCTGGCGTCCTGTCTGCTTTTTTTGCATTAATATCTTTATGCGTGAGTACACAGTTAGACCAATCGGTTTTTCCGCCACGAGATTTTGGAATTACATGGTCAATATTTGCATCATTTGGGATTAACTTTTGCCCAGTATACTGGCAAGTTCCCATGTCTCTTTCCCATATGGCTTTAGCGGAAAATTTTGGCCGCTTTCTAGGAACTAAATTATAATGACAAAGAACAATTACCTTTGGTATTTTAATATTGCCACGAATACTTTGAATATAGTCGTCCGTTTCGTTTTCAATGGGTAATTGAATCCAATCCGCCCATTTTAATGGAACCATATTGTCTTCTCCTCTTATGTCAAGACCAGTGGCGTTTTCAGCGTACATCATTGTAATCGCCTCGGTAGGGCTTTTAACATGAATAGCTTGCCAATTGCGGTTCAATACTAAAACCGTTTCTTTCCTTAGCTTGTCGTTCACAAAATTATTTAATAATTAATATTTAACAACGCTGGTGTCTTGATTTGTGAAATTTGGATCCAACGATGCGGCCTGTAAATTGCCCTCAAAAATTTCCTTGTTTTCTGCACTAATATCTTCTTTATTAATTGATTCTTTTATAAAATCAATAATAACATCATTCACTGAAACATCTCGTTCGCATGATTCTTTAATTATTAGTTCAAGGACTTCTCTAGACCAGTTCTCAATGTCAACTTCCATTTTTACATAAGGTCGAAGCTCAACAGACCCATCATCATGAAGTTTAACACTAAACTTTGTGCCCGGTCCTGCGCCAATAGACTCAAGTTCTTCTTCGGTAAACTGAACGAAAGCGTCGTTAGTTGGTTGTAATACTTTCTTTATCATAATTGATAAATAGCATTGTAAATAATCTTTACGGCGTTGTCAACTGTCAATTCTCCAGTATATGGATTTTTATATGGAAGCCAAACTTCTACATTTGCATCTGCTTCATATGGAGAATCAATTCCAGACATATTTTTAATCAGACCATCTCGAAATTTTTTATAGAGACCTTTAACATCTCTTTGTTCACAAATCTCAATAGACGTATCAACGAATACTTCAATAAAATTAGCGTTTGAATAATTTGTAAGAATATGCCTAGCTTGTTTTCTCATCTCTATAAGAGGAGAAATACTAGCAACAATAACAACTTCTGCCTTTTGGAATTCAATCATATTCTTAACAGCATAGATCATTCTATTAACAGCTACCCATCTGCCTTCTATATCAAACCCAACAAGTGTTTTAGTATCAAGTCTTAGAGTATCACTATCTGCTACTCCTGATCTAATTCCATTCGCTTTAAGCTTATTGTTAAGGGCCTCGGCAATGGAAGTCTTTCCAGAACCAGATAGGCCTGTTAACCAAATTACTGTAGGTTTAATTGTCATTTAGAATAACTTCGTTATAAGCAAGAACCTTTATAAGATTAGATGTAAACCAACCTTCAAGTATACAAAAGCATACTAGGATTATACAAGTTGTTAAAGCTTTAATCATTTGTTTCTACCCGGCCACCTTTTATCCCATTCTGCTTGAGGGGTATATTCCTGAATAGTCTCCCACAAAGAATCAATAGTGTGACAGATTTCTACTTTCTTCTTCCCAACTGTCTTATAAGCTTTGTTTGACTTTCCTCTCTCTGTCAAAGATGGTCTTTCATAAAGATACCAATCAATCCATCCAATCTGATCATCATTGAAATGAGCTTTCAAAAGGACATCAATAATCCTTTCATATGATTCTGTATATTCCAGCAGATCAATTCCAAGTTCATAGAGCTTTCGACCCTTTTCATGCATTAGCTGAAGCTTTAGGATAATTTCTTCAAAAAGTTCTTTATTCATAATCTTATTCTATATCTTTTAGGAGGAGGTGTCAATTTTCAAACATTTTAAGGTTCTTCTTTATGTGCTACACAATTAATTCTTTTATTAAGATCTGAAATAAGATTGGCCGAAATCCTAGAACCATCTTGAAGAGTTACGCCAAGCCACCAATGGCCATTATCCATTCTTTCTAGATGGAAGAACTGGACATCTTCTGCAACAATCTCGTCAAGATTACCTTCACTATCATTTCTAAATTCCCATTCTGGTTTCATTGGTCTAAATTTAGGTTGTGTTCATTCATGAGTCTCCAAAGCTCACCTCTTACCTTAGCCATAGTATCAGTAAGAATTGGATCTTCTCTATCAGATGGATACTTGACAAAGTTTCTAAGATATTGATCCAAGTCCCATAGAACAGAATAATACTTCGAAGCATTATTTGCTAGATCAAATTCACTTTGCTCCTCTGGGAGATTATATTGTATTGTGGCTTTAGGCATAATATTTTAAAATGCATCTTGATTTGATGGCACATACCCATTTGTAGGTATATGTCCTACACAATTAATAGCTTTAAGTGTACCATCAGGTTTCATAGCACTATATGGATTAGTTATATTTACAATTTTAAGCTCTTCTATTTGTTTTTCGAGCTTTATTACTCTCAAAGCTAAATCAGATGCTGCTTCTTCCCAAGACTTTTCCCACTTAGCAATCTCATCCTTAAGCTTTGCATTCTCCTGCCTAAGCTTTATTGCATTATTATGCTCTTCTGTTCCATCCTGCTCAATAGACTTGAGGATATCTTCTAGATTTTTATTTTCTTCTCTAAGAGCCGCATTTTCAGCCAGTTGACTCTCAAGTTGCTTCTTCACTCTAGAATAGTTAAACCAATTGTACATACCAATATGGTATAAATATATGGTAAACCTGTCAAGATTAAAATGCAAACATTAATCCAGTCTGAGTAACAATAGGTTGATTGCCCCCATGAAACTTAAAGTCTCTAATAATAATTCCACCTAATTGCCAATCTCTCTTCTTGGATACCCTGAGATGATACTTGGATTGCAACCTATTCATGTCCTCTATAACATCTCCACTATTATGGAAAGAATCAAGATAATCAATCAGTTTAAATTCTGGCTTTTCATAGCCACTTAAAGTTCCAAGTGTCACTAAAGACAGTATTATTATAAGTTTGTATATAAATTTATTTTTAAATATCATAAAACCAGTTTTTCTTAAAATTTTCTAGTTCCTCCAGATATAAATCGAATCTAGTAGTTCTTTTCACTGCTTTTCTACCTTTCTTCTTTACCTTCTTAACTCCTTTCAAGATCATCCAGAAGAACATAAGCATTCCAAATGCTAATAGGCCTATAGCAGCATGGCCAATAACATGGATATCATTATGTTGCATACTATTATTTATTTGTATTTGTACCAACAGAAAAATAAGATTGTTGATAATATTACACCATTTATACAATTTAAAAACAACCAAAAAGAGTATGTGCCAGTCAATATATAGACCATACCTGACACAGCACAAGTAAAAGAAATAAGAATAGAAGCTGGCGCAAGGTCAGCTGAATGCTTTGTCTTAAGGATTTTATAAATCTGAGGCATTGAACCTATTAAGCAGCATAGGGACATGATAGACCCTGAGACTTCCCTTACAATATCTTTTAAGACCATATACTATTTACCTTTCTGCTTTTACATTAGATTTTATATCAAGTACAGCTTGCTTTATACTTTCAAGCTCTTTATTATTATATCTTGCATGCTGATCCCAATTTGGGTCTCCGTAATGTTCTAAGTACCATTCAACTTCATTTAATATGCATTCAGACAAAACCTTAATAAGTTCTATTTCAGCTTCTGCTATCGTCTCCCAGTCAGTATCATCATAACGATGATTAATATACCCAACGTGTTGAACAGTATAAACAACCTTCTCACCATACTGGTAATCAGTTATGATATAGAAATGACAATCCCTGTCCTTATGGTACTCGCAAGTTATAAGATCATACCAAATCTTGTTTAGTTCTACAATTTTTTGATGATTGTTCATTTTAATTCATATCCCATATTAAGTTCCTGTGCCTGTGTCGCAAGTTCCTCCAAGGTCTTTGCACGGTTTTCAAATCCGAAGACTTCTATCTCTATGGCACCAAGTTCCATAGGGGTATAGTTAATATGTTCACAAGATACGCAGAAATACTTGGGATCTGGAACCTTTAACATACCGTCTGGATAAAATGGTGCTGGCATCATTATCCTCTTATCATGAATGTGACCATGTACATTTACCTTATGTGCTTTGCCAAAAGTGCCGGGATGAACCGGAATATGACTCATAAGAATACCATTCTCCAACCTATGAGTTGCACGAATATCTTTGAAATACTTCGCATACTCTTTCATCTCATAGATATCATGATTGCCCTTGATAAGGATCTTTTTCCCATTGAGTTTGCCAAAGTTTTCAATGTCTTTCCTTTTCTGTGCTACGTCACCAAGAACATAAACCTTATCGCTTGGGTCAGTAACAACCTTGTTCCAGTTTTCAATCAGTGTAGCATCATGCTCCTCTACGCTATTAAATGGTCGCATAGGGTGGCCATCTGCTTTTAACAGGTTGCACATATCAGGGTCTCCGAAGTGAAGATCTGCAATGATGAAAACATTTTTCATTATATGATTCTACATACTTTAGTAGTGCATGTCAAGAAAATAAATCCGTTCTTTAATAAGAACGGGTTTTCTTATTCCAAACAATCTCAAACAGGTTCTTCTTCCAAGAAATTCCTATTTTTGCATATGATTTAAAGTTTGCAAAGCTAAGTTTTGGATAATTCTTATATTTTGTATCTGGAATCTCCCAAAGCCCGATGCTGATCTTTTTATTAAACAAATTATAACAAAAATGTTTTTTTGCGGGTTTTGCGTTTCTAAGGAGCTTTTTTGTTTTTTTACTCAGGGGTTTAGAAATGTCTACATACACTTCATTGTTTACCCTAGTTTTGTTCATATATAAATTAGTTATTTGTAAACGATGTTTCGTCTGCGTTTTTACCCGTCTCACAATGCCAAGTTTTTGGAGACATTGTTTTATAAGTTATTTTATCCACATTCTTGACAAACGAATGTTCTTTCCATAAAATTCTATTATTTGGTTGTGCGGCTATTTGGCCGCTACCATCTTCCAGTAACAATAAATGATAACATTTATGTTGTGATGGGTATTGCGAATAACCATTGTCCGTATGATCTAAAGTAAACCAATAACGTGCTGGTATTTTAATATTATCTTTGTTGATATACTCACAGCCCATTTCTCTCAAGAAGTCATAGTGAACAACGCTAAAATCCCAACCATGATTATCCCACATTTGCAAATTACTCAGATCATGTGTTTTTGATAAGGAGTAGGTTGGCTTTTCATGCCTTAACATATGAATTGGTATTCTTGCCCACTGCGCTCCTGACTCGCACAATATTGAAAAATGTAAAGCCCGTGATGGGATGGATGTTATGCCAAATATAATGCAAGGTTCGTATTCGTGCTGTGGAGTAAGGCTTCCATGAAGTATCGCTTTATCAACATAGCCATAAATATGCTGAGAGACAGGGGCGTTTAAGCAAAAATGAGCCATATAAATTTAATTAAATAAAACCAAATCACCATGCCTATCAACATAGCAGAAAGCCATGACAATAAAGGAATATAGTCCCCTCTCATGTTAAGCGAGCGTTCGAATAACCCAAAGCTGAAGCTTTTGCGTCTTTTGGGAAATCCAGTAAAGACCTCTAGATACATAGCTACTCCAGAACTTTGTCCAATAGCCAAAAGTAATCTTATTCAGAATCTTCTTAGTCTTTGTCCAAGGATGGTTTTCATGGGCATCTAGTCTATCCCGCCACTCCTTGTCTCTAGCGGCGTTTTCTTCCGCTGTGGTTGAGATCTCGCCCTTCACGAGCTTAATGCTCACAAGCTTACCAGTATTAAAAAGTGCATCGAACTCTATGTCCCAAGTATTATTATCCTTGTCTTCCTTATAGGAATAAAAGTTAATAGTTCCATGAAATGGAACGTTTACAGTCTTCCGACTATATTCAACAAATTCATAAGGCCATACCCACTTCCTACTCTTTTTGGCCTTCTTCTCTTCCTCTTCTGTCATTGTCCTGACATACTCTCCTTCTACCTTAGACCAATAAAGACCAGTACCTTTAATGGTATAAGTGGTCATTGTATTGTCTAATGACTTCGTTTGAAAACTTTCCTGAGCCCAATCGGTATCAGGAAAAGCCTTCTTGATTTCCTTTGTGAGTGGAAGTTTTCTTTTTGCTAGTATAGTATCAAACATGCCCATAATTTTATTATTATTAATATTTACATTAATGTCAATTAATATTTTTAAATTCTTCCTCAAGAAGTTTTAAAATGCTTTGACTATCGTGTAATGAGCTTTGTAATTTAATTGGAATGCCCCCGGCAGCTTCCCAGCTATCTATGTAAGGCTGATAGTCGTCTATCAAAATATTCTTAGACCTATCTTCATTCATGGCATATTCTGACTTTTGCCTTGGAAAAACCGCTCCCTTAAAATAAGTGGAATATTTAGGGATAATGTGTTGACCTATCCATCGCAGTTTTCCAAGTATGCATTCATCTGGAAACATTTTCGCTGGAGACGAACAAATATAAAAACCATTAAACTTTTCTATTACTTTATTTATTAGCACATCGTTAGTACTATATGGACTAAGATTTATGAATAAATCAGCTGGCTTTCCTAGTTTTTCGATAAATAAGTCTTTATCAGTCCAAATTTTTTTTAGTTTTAACTTTTCTTCGGGCGTTTCAATTGCTTTGTATTCCTTGCCAAGAATTTTAATAGAAATAAAATCAAACAGGTTGGCCAAAACGCCATCCATATCAAGATAGCATTTTGTTTGCATTACCAATCGGTGTTTGTATTTTGAATGGTATCAAAGCGGGAATTAAATCCTCCACTCTTACGATATGATTCGTCTGCCTCTCCGATTTCGTACCAAGATTCCTCTCCATCAAATGAGGAGTTATGATACTCTGTCCAGTTAACATTCTCTACCATCTTATCAAGCTCTTTAGTAGCGGCACTATTAAGATCACTAGGGAATCCATCCCAACGGCAGGTATTTATAAATTCAGCAATATACTTTAGGAACTCCTCTTCAGAATCCCCTGCGTATGGATTTTCTTCAAGATTCTTAAAGTCTTCTGGATCAAGATTTGCAACTTCAGTTGCTTGCCATACAGTGTATTGTTCAGCTTTGCGAATTTGATATTTCATTATTTAATAATAGTATATTTTAGTAATAATGTCAAGCTTCATTATGATGATCTGGACAGCTTTGCACTTTCTTTCTCATCTCAGCCCTTAGTTCCCCAAAGGTAATAGGACTTGGGCAATTCTCAACAGATACTTCATAGTTTAGTCCTGTCTTTAGATACATCCTACCAAGCTCTGATCTGTTAAGATTACCATGTACATGGGCAAAAATATGATATGCTCCCTTTCCTGCTCCATTCCAAGATAGAATAGGATAATGACTCATTACAATAGCTTGTCCATTTACTACAGTCTCCAAATAATTTGGAACAAAATGAACTTGCTTGTATTCAGAAGCAGAAGGCAGAAGGATGTTATCCTGCGCCCTTTCAATCAGTTGTTTATAACCAGCTTGGTGGTTGCCGGGTAAAATGTATAATTCCTTAAAGTCTAATCTACGGAAAAGGCTAATCAATCTTTCATCAGCATTATGACCAAAGATCGTATCGCCAAGAAGAAACCCAATAGTGCTTGCGCTAGCTTTCTTGTTCCAATTACGAATTAATCCCTCATCGTGTTCAAAGGAACTATTGTATCCTCTGGTCTTCCAAATAGGAACATCCCACTTTGGATCGTGACCATAGTGCATACATCCCCAAAACAGAACATCATGATCTGTACTTGAAATTTTTACAGGCTTGTAAAACAATTCCTTCATAATCTATAAAGTATATAAGAAATTTTATAATAAGGCAAGAGGATTACCTTGAAATTATTACAGCTTCACAATCTGCTTTCACTATATCAGATATTCTATGAAGTTCATGTATTCCATAATACCATTCATTTTCATAATCATGAACATTTAGCTTCATAGGTGATTGAAAAGGTAATTGAGGTGTATCATAACCCCCTTCATAACCATCTACAAATACAGGTAGTTCTGGATCAAACTTCTGTAGCATTTCAATTAGCTGTTTAACCTTCATAATTTAAATCTTCCAAGTTGTTCTGTGTCCAGAATGACCACAATCATCACAGGAATGTTTTGCAAATTCTGTATCATCTGATTGAAAGCATTCTACAAGATTCATAAATGAACAAGTACCATCCTTGATTCCTTCTTTTAGTTTTAGAAGAAGATAGTCAAGAAGCTCGTCATCTTCTTCAGGTTGTTTGACACCTTCATCCACTTCTCCACTTCTCCATACACCATTAATAGAGTATCCCCAATCATAGCAGGACATCTCATCGTAAACAATTGTATACTTTGGCTCATTCATAATCTTATTCTATATGCTTTAGGAGGAGGTGTCAATTAAAAATTACTTCATCCTCATACACTACTTTCCAAGGATCTAATTCAAAGTCTATTTTTACTTGAATTACACAACCAGCAATTTCTAGAAATGCTTCATCAATAGTTCTCATACATTCTGGCATAAGAAGAACCTGATCCAATACTCTGAGTCCACATTTAATAGTAATATTTGCTTTCTTCTCTTTGATTAAGAGTTCTAAAAGAGCTTCTCTAATAGCTGCTCTCTTTGATGCACCAACAACTTCTTTCGATGGTTTATGTATATAAGGAGGCATATTAATCAATCATCCCCTCATCATTTGCATCACCCATCTTCTTTTCAGCAATCTCATATACATCAAAATAATCTCTCTTCCAATCTATGAATTTATGCCAAAGGTTTATCATATTACCAGCCCTCCTCTTTCTTTCTTGGTGCTGTTACCCATACGCCAACAATTGATACTGGCATATTATCACCATCATATTCTTTTTCAATTCCAATCTCATACTTGTCACCTCTAGGTAAGGTCTTCCACTTTTTATCAATGAGAACAAAAGCTTCTTTATAAGCTCCATTATAAACCAATAAATAAAGTTTCTTTTGCAAACTTTTAGGAGCCTCAAAGAATTTCCTAGTACTAAAACCTTCTACAACTGGATTAGGAACATCTGAATAAGAACCCCAAGTTGTATCAAAGTCTCTTCCAGAACCAGAATAACCATCATTTCTCTCATAAGCCATATACTGCCTAAGAGTCTTTGATATCATATAGGCTTCTTCACCACCATGTCCATACTGACCAATTCCCCAAGCTGCATTAGGACTATCAAGGTCTTTAAAGTACACAGATCTAATAAAGGTTTCAATAGCCTTGTTATCATCATAGTGATGATAGTTCTTATCCTTTAACATCTTAGACTGCTTATCAGAATAGACTTCATCCATAGCCATAACAATCTGACCACTACGAAGTCTCATGTAACATTCTAATGCTCTATTGATCACTGGCAAATGCCTTTCATCAAAGGTTATAGTCACCTTCTTATATTCCTTTTTGTTATTCTTCATACTCTTAGTCTATATGATTCTTTAGGACACTTCAAGCCTTTTCTTCTTCAGACATATGCTTCAAACAATGATTAATAATATGCCTCCTAAATGATTCATAATCACTCTCTGGTACACCCCAATCATCAAATCCAATTTCTTGAACTGTTTTACCTCTCATATACTTCTCCCAAACAGGAACAAGATCTTCAGGCATTGCTTTTAGTATCTCTCTTTCTGAGATACATCCATCACAAACAGCTTTGAGATTTGGTAATACTTTCATACTCTTATATGCTATAGGAATTTTTAGGACACTTCAAGTATCAATTCTTCAAACCTAGTCTGAAGTTCTGTAATCAAACCAAACCTATCAGTATCTAAATCAAATGTAGCAAAAGGCATTAGTTCTTTAACTAGTTCAATAGCTTCATCTATCTGCCTTTTCTTTTCAGTTACAGCATCATTCAGATCATTTATAATCCTCTCATCCTCTTGAGTCTTAACCCACAGAGCATCTCTTTCTAGTTCTACTTTTTCTAGCCTGTCTTCAAACCATTCGAGTCTAAACTCTGGGTCATCATAGTCATAAGGGCAATTCATATTAAAAGGGTGGCTGGTTATTTCTATACTTCATTCTCCAGTACCAATAAGGAAATGGTGTACTATACCAAAGACTAATCCACATCCTCCTAAAGCTCTTATGCCATCTCTCTTCTTTAGCAAAATGCATTCCACACTCAGTATACCAACAGGCAAGATGATGTAAAGCTTTCTTAGGATCCTTTGCCCACTCTTCAGTGTAGATGCCAGTAGTCATCATCTCCTCAATAATTGCTTCTTTCCAGATGTTCTTGGCCATATATATAGTCTATAGGAACTTTTAGGACACTTCAAGCCTAAACTGTATCTAAAATTTCATTCATCTTTTTATCTATATTCTCATCAGTGTCATATGTACCAAGAGATGGTTGGTATTTGTAATCATTACAAATGAGCACAGTTTCAAGAGTACTATAAAGACCTTTAAGTTCTTCCTTCATCTTAATAATTTTATGCATCACTTCTTCGATCTGCTCCTTGTTCTTCATGCCTTTATAATATAGGTATTTTTAGGACACTTCAAGCCTAAACTTTGATTTTATCCATTCTATCTGCGACAACATTATTTGTTCCTGAGAATCCATGATCAACAAGTAAACAGGGAATATCATTCATTATACAAGCTGTACAGACTTCTACCTGATCATCAATCATCAAAGTACAATTGAGCTTCTTTAGAATAGGAATCTTTGATCTTCCTGATGTACTGTGAATACCCTTAATAGGCAAATTGTGCTTCTTTACAAACTCTTCTACTTCTGGGATATCTTCTTCCTTTCTAAAAGTTACAATATGACAATCAAATCCTTCTCTATCCTTCTCTAGAACCATATCAACAATCTTTTGAATAGGCTTTAGAACACCTGTACCTACAGCAATCCACCCTCCAGACACTTCTTCAATGGCTAAAGTGTAGTCAAAGTCAAAGCAGATAATTTCCCTGTTCATCTGTCTATAATAGAGATTCTTAAAGGATTAGTCAAGCTTATTCTTTATATCCTCTCCAAATTACTCTATGGATTAACCAAGGCATATAGGCACAGCTAAGAAAATAAAATCTTGTTCTCCATGATTTACCACTAGTTATATAGAGAAATCTTTTAAACCATTTCATCCTCTATCTCTATCTTCAGAAATAAAATCAGTCGAATCTACTGGACCTAAAAGTTTCCTAATAAGACTATTGCAAGAGATATAATATTCATACATCATTGGGTCTCTTGAATCTGCCGCCATATCTAATTCTTCATTATTATAATCTAATGTTTGTCTGAGATCTTTTTTATAATCAGGATTAAGTTTAGATTGAATAAGATCTAAAATAGGTTCTATATCCTTATGAGACAAATGTAAAGTAATATCAGACCCATCATAATTTGATCCATAGTTAAATGTCATCTTCAGCTCTACAGGAGGATGATAAAGACCCCCAAAGGGCTGACCTGTAAAGTCAGAAAAGTAAACAGCTTGTTCATGTTGTTTTGGTTTTAGTATCTTCTTCATAAAATCTTTAATACATTAATAACACCAACCTCATCACCTAGTTCATTAGAATGTAATATTAGATTAGGAGACCCATCTTCACATACTTTTCCTAGAACATCTCTATAAAACCATTCAATACCATCTGAATCATCTTCATGCATAATATTATTATTATATGTCAATTCAACTTCTAGTCTAATAGTTTTCATGATTTGTTTAGCTTATTATTTTTTATAAAAGTTCTGAAGTCCAGTGTCAATAATATTATAGGTACCATCTTCTAGGATTTCAAGCACCTGAGACAATCCACAATCAATATCAATACAGAGTCCCTTATTTCGAGTCTCTTCAATATCAATGCCATTTATCATAGGAGTATGACCACATACTTGCTTAATACCAGACTGGTCATTCCAATAAGAACCAGCATAAGACTCTCTTACATGATCTCTCCAAATCAATCCCCCCACTCGATTCATTCCACCTCTACACTTTCCAGCAGCACCAAGCTCATTACTGAACTCTCTGTCCTGAATAGCCTTCTGAATCTTCTTAAGCTTAATCTCAATGATTTCATCATCCATTCCATAAGGAGGGCTAGAGAACCAAAAAGGATGGAACCCAGCATGAGAGAACCAGAAACCATTCTCTTTATGACCAAACTTAATCTTATCCCAATCTTCATTAGACATGATCCTATTAATAGCATCGTCCTTGGCCGGACTATAACCAGAGCAAATATAAATCTGATCACCAATTCTAGAACCATGTCTCAAGTTAAAATAGGAATAATTAATGTCATGATTACCCATCAAATGAATTCGATTAGATTTACCTAGTGATGTCTTTAGCCAACGAGCAGTCTGATCTGCGTCAATGGCGGAGTCACCGAAGTTGTCAAAATAATCTCCAGTAAAGACAATGGTATGAGTATCATCATACTTCGATGCAATAGCCTCTGCCTCAACCCAATGGTTGTGAATGTCTCCTATTGCAATAACGCTTCGCATTTATTGATGATCATTAAAATTTTATAAAAAGTCAACACAATTTTAATTGTAATGCTTTTTCAACCACCGCAATATTTCTTTTTCTCTTGATTTGGAATAGGAGAAACTGTAATGGCCGAATAATTTTCTCATCTTTCTTGAGTCCCATTCTTTTTTTGCCCACCATTCTATCCAATTTTCCACTTTAAAAGCAATTTCTGGTGAAACGGTTTCTTCGTGAAATTTTTTCCATATACCATGATCCATGCAATACATGTGTCCAAGCTCGTGAAATACGGCAGAGGCCATTCTATTATTACAAAAGCTTTTATTAATATAAATAACCCGTTTTTCTGGAGAAATTGAACACAATCCATCGACTACTGCCCCCGTATCGTTTTTTAATTTTTTTTGAAAACGTATTTTTATAGAATAATCCACACATATATTTCTCAATATTTTTTGTGCGGTAATTTTTTTCATAAGATAGTATCTTTTCTGTTATGCCAATTGTCATTATTGTCAACTGGCCAATATATCCATTTGTATGGCTCAGAGAAAGATTTAAACTCTAATGTTATTTTTGGTTTATATTCTTTCAAATCTGTTCTGTATATTTGCTTTCCATTAATATCTTCAATTCCTATATAAATAAATTTAAAATTATCTGTTTTTGGTATATCTAAACTAAAGTTATAAGATTTTTCTTCGATATTAAACCAGTCGGAAGCGTCGTTAATTGGTGGATCTTTTCCAGCTAAGGTCTCTGGATGAACTTTTTGATTTTTAAAATGAATTCCAGCATAAAATTCATAATCGCTAAAAGTTCTTGTGTCGCCAAATCCATACTCTGCTGAGTCTATTTGATTGTCTTCTTGGCCAAATAAATTTCTAACTCTTTTTTTACTTAAAACGTCCGTCTCCCACCATTGATTTTTTATTTTTCCTATTTTTTGATTTTCATTGTTAAAATCGTCCCAATGTTTTGTTCTTCCCTCTCTAGTGTATTCGTGCCAAATTATTGTCTTATGTGGATGAAATAAGTCATATCCTGATGTATAGGATCGTACGCTTAAAGAGATTTCTTCTCCATGAAAATATAAGTTGGGATCATATTTGCACTCTATACAATGTTCGCCTAGGGTAAAATAAAAATGTCCACTTATAAAACGAGCCGGAATTGGAGAAGATAAGTTTTGCCATTTTGGTATTACATTCGGAAGAAATAAAACTAGTCCATCCCTATTAAATCGCTGCGCAACCATTTTATATGGTTCTATATTGACAAGTTCGTTTGTGCTTGGTTTATACATACCAACGTATGATGTAATAATTGGTTTTTTTGATCCTGTCATTTTCATCATTTCAATAAGTTCCACATCCCAATCTTGTAAAAACCTGTGATGAGAATCTAACTGCATTGTGTATTTTTCGCCATTCCAAAGTTTTTGTACTAAACTTCTAGCCCAACACGCTCCCCTGCTTTCATTCCAAGGAACATCTATGATTTTAAATCTGCTATCTTGTTGAAATTCTTCTAATGATTCGCTCTCATCTCTCTGCCAGCAAATTCCAAATGTTAAATTATTTGGATATTTTGCCTTATTAATACAATCTCTTATTGTAGGAAGCAGTTCTGGATCTCTATATGAGGCTATCTGTATGAAAATAGTATTATTTTCTTTTTTCATATAAATTATATGAATTTATAGGTAAATTTCAAAATCGTGTGTAATATTTATATATGCCAGCTTCTTCATTTATCGGAACAGTAAGTTTAGCAACAGGACAGGCCACTCCTTTTACTGGTGAGTGGGTTAACGTTGCAGCTGCTAGAAATATTATGCTTGTTGTGTATGGTAACAGAACCGGAATCGTTCCTGTTGACCTTCAAACAAGAACAGCCTTAAGTGGGTCGCCAGTTTTTGATATTGGTGGCGTTGCAGAAGGTGTTGATTTATATGAGTTTACTAGTGTTAGTTCTGGTTATGCACCAGCCGCGTTTATGGATTCTCCAGTAAGCCACATTAGACTTTACAGTAACGTAAGTGGTAATAATATTTGGGGTTACGCTAGCTTGCAGAACTAGTTTTCACCAATTGCTTTTTTTATTAAAGTAATCTGTTATAATTTTTTGCCATTCGGTCATTAAAAAGACCGCCTTTGCGCCAGTAATATTGTCATTATTTACGATATCTTCGTTTAAAAAACGTTCGTGTTCTTCGATATCAGCTATAAAACTGGAAAGATAGGAGAAAACTTGTTCTTTTGTATCGAAAACAAGTGTATCATTATGTTTCATATTAACATGTGAATTATTGCTATATTTTCTGCTAGAAATAGTGAATATCTTAACAAAAACTACGTATTGGCTAGTATTTTTTATGTATAAGCCAAATATATTATAAAATGCGTTTTTTATAATTTTCTTATTTCTACTAATAGTAACAGGAGATTTTGGGGTAGCACAAAATAAAATATTTACAATTAAATTGTTAACTAACTCCAACTGCTCGTCTTCCATTGTCATGTGTTGTTAAAATATTTTAACCATTATTAGATAATAATCCATAAAAAAGTGTAAAATACTTTATAACTATTCGATTTTATGCCAAATTTAAAACCATTTCGTGACTACAGTGAACATGATGTTATAAATCTATATTCGTATTCTGGACAGTCTCCGGTAAATAAGGGAACATTGGTAACGCCTGTATTCACTTGGAAAAATACGGATGGCGGTGTTTCTCAAAGTGCAACAAATATTTCTCCAGTTGCTAATTCCTTGTCAGCTAGGTTTGATGTGGTAGCAGACGTTACGACAACCGCTCTTTACAATACAGTTCCGGCACCAATGGGAATCTTATTAAAAGACGTAAGAGAGTTGGATGAAAATGGCGAGCCGCTTATTTTTAATCAAAGAAAGTTAGCCGAGATGGATGCCGTGCTACCACATCAGGCAGTTCCAATTTTAACAAAGGGACTAGTTTTAATAAATGATATTGACACTACTGACCGTGGTGCTGGTGGTGGCCTTCCAGACGTTGGTGACGCAGCATACGCTGGTAACGATGGAAAAATTGCTACGGATGGTATTATTGTAATTGGAAAATTTTTAAGCACCGTCGGTACAGATGGTTATGCGCTTGTAAAAATTGACCTATAATGAATATCAACAATAACAAGCAAGCAGGAAAGTCAAAAATATCCTATTTATTAAATAGGTTTTCTAAAATTGAGGCAGCTTCCTTTAGTAACGTATTTTCCGCATCTGCTGAAAATGTTCCATCGTTATCAATTTATAACGACCCAAATCAATTAGAAGCACCGCCAACGATAATAGTAAAATATCCTAGTTTTAGCAGATATACATCCAAGCAAGCATTTTTTGATAGTGAGCAAGCGTTTAGTGGTATTCTTTCTACTGAAAACCAATTGGTTGCTACAAATGAAACAGGTAATTTTATTTACGATAAAAATGAATTAAAAAAGTTAGGATATAATGACTTGTGGCAGTCAGTTCAATATAATGGGTATGAATATTCTACTGGGCAAAATGCCGATCTGCCATCTGGTTATTTCTCGGAAATGGTAGTTTTAACTGGCGCTGGGGTAAATGCTTTATTAGGCGTGGCAAAAGGATCTGGAAGAAATTTTAATTTATACACTTACTCATCACGAGTTAGGGATGTAAACAATAAAATTGAAATAGATGCAAGACATAAATTTTCTTTATATGGTGAACAGTTTGAGCTAAATCCTTTAAATAGTGGAGTAGTTTCAATAGCAGTGCCACCACCTACGCCAACGCCTGTAGTCTATCCAAACGTGGTGAGTGTATTCTTTAGTGGGGTTGAAGACCTGTACCCTCATCTTGGATTACCTGCACTTACTGGAACAGTTCAATTCTCTGGAACAGCACCAGAATGGGCCACGAGTTTAAATCCAGATTTTGAGGGTTCTGTTTATAAAGACTTCCCAGATCCAAATCTTTGGGAAATAGTAGTTAACAGGGCCAACTCCAACGCCGAGATGTTCTATTCCGTGTTATCCACTCCAAAAACTAGTCAACCAATTACTGGCATCAACGAATCGGAAGCTGGAGGGATTGGTATTATCACTTGGTAATAATTAACATTTTAATAATATGTCATTAAATACAGAAACAATTTACAAAAAATTAGGAGATTCTTTATATCTTTCGGCATTAAAGGGTCTTAAATTATTTTCTGATTCTAATTATTTCGATAATAATTTAAATTTTGCTAGCAATAAAAACTCAATCAAGTTAATAGACAATGAAGGCGTGGCAACTCCCAGTATTTCTCTAGTAGAAACAAGCTCTGGTTATGCTTTTTCTGTTTTAAATCAAGATAGCTCTAATATTCTATACTCTTCTGAATACGTGTATGGGCCAGAAGTGCAATATGGTGAGTATCAGAAATTTGTGATACCAAATTCCTTAAAAACAACGGATGATGATAATGGTTCTTGGGACGTAACAAAAAGACAGGCTATAGAAAAAATAAATCAAGATATTTTTTTGAATAGTGGTATACGTGATGTGGAATTTGAATGTGTATCAATCAATGCTGATGGATCCAGAGTGGCTGCAGTGTGCAACATCAGTGGTGATTCTCCTAATTCTACCCAAAGAGTAGAAATTTTCCAGTATAGTGGAGCGCAGTGGTCTCGTTTGGGTAATGCAATTGATAATAAAGTTGGAGGTAGGAGTTTCGTATATTCGATGGATATTATGCAGATAGATGGGGTAGTTATTGGGCAGCAATTCTTTACTGGAAGAAATCCTTTTGAGATATCTATTGCTAATAATACTGTTTCACTGAATGGTGCTGGTGATAGAGTAGTGATAGGTACTAATTATAATAATTTAAGTGGAATTAATAATTTTAGTGCAGTAAGAGTGTATAATTATAGTGGAAATACTTGGAATCAAATAGGTCAAACAATTTCTGGACAAATTCCTAGCGAGTATCGCGGAGTTTCGGTGTCATTAAATGAGTCTGGTAATCGCTTTGTAGCTGGTTTCCCAAGTAATCTTTTGAGTGGTATTGCTCAAGAGGCCAGTGTTTATGAATTTAGTGGTAACAATCAATGGGTTAGATTAGGTCAAGTGATAACAGGGGCAGTAAACGCTCAATCTACTTTTTTAACTGCTATTAATTCAATTGGTGACAGAATCATAGTGTCATCTCCACTTTCGTCAATGTATTCTTTGCAAGACTCTTTGCCGCAAGATGGCTATGCTAAAGCGTATGAATACAAGGGGTCTAGATGGGTAGACTTGGGTGAAACTTTCTATGGTAAAAAGAATGAGTACTGTGGCACTTCGATATCTATGAATGGTTCTGGTGATATAATAGCTATAAGCTATCCGGGGGCAGATATAACAATACAAACTGGAAAAGCAGCTGCAGGTGCTTTAAAAATATTTAAATATAATGAATTGCAATCTGACTGGGAACAGTTAGGAAAAACAATTTATGGACAAAAAGTTAGTGGCACTTTCGGTTTTGGTGGAATCTCGCTTAATAGAAATGGAGATTTATTGTCAATTGGTGGCGCAGAATTGTCAATTGTTGCTGCAGATATAAACACCAATCAAAACCCATTTATAGTTTTTAAATATCAAGATCCAGATTGGCAGCAATTAGGTTATGATATTTCAGGTTCGGTGACTGGTGATAATAATTTATCATTTAAGGCAATACTTAGTGCTTCTGGAAATCGTGCCTGCGTTGTAGAGCAAATATATAGTAATAATATATTTGATAATATTGACAATCGAAGAAAGGTAAAAGTATTTAACTTATTTAGTTCTAATTTACTTACTCAATTTAATAACATTAATTCTCAAAACTATGGAGCACTAGATTTTGGCGCTTATATATATCCAAATAATTATTATGGGTTTTGTTCTGGAGCAGTAGATGGCGTACTATGCGTAAAAACTGGTATTGGTAGCGGCGAAAGAATAGTATTTATATCTGATCATGACGTAGTTAGCGGCAAAACTTATAGCGCAAGTTATGGTGAGGGCACGTATTCTGGTGTTACGAGTTACAATAGGCAAAATGCCATTCCAAGTGGCATGAGGATATCTTTTGGTTCTGGCTTGGCAATAACTGGATTTAATGATTATTTAAAACAATCTATAAATTTAACTGGTACTAGTTTTTACAGATTATATGGAAATAAGTATGGCAATGTAAATTCTGGTAACGTATGGAATGGTTTAATTCCAAGTGGAACCCCATATTCTATTTCAATTTTAAGCACTGGTGGATATTATAATAGTCACACGGATCTTGTTGTATATAACACTGGCATAAGTTATTTATATAGTAATAATTTTGCTTCTGGTGGGTTCGCGTCTGGAGGTATACCATCATCAATTACTGGAGAATTATCATTTATAATAGATAATCTATTTTTAACAGAATATAGTGGTTATGCATATGGGCTGGCCGCTTCCGAGGATTCTTCAATGGGTCTAGCCTTTTTAAAAGCCACTAAAGATATTGAAAGTCAAAAGTACTTATTGAAAAATTTAACTTCCACTTCTATAGAAACTGGATTTGTGAGCTTTGCTTAAAAATATATATAAAAAATATGACACAATGTACATACAGTTTAAATCTTTGCGGTTCGTTTCAATTTCATTATAAATCGGTAGCAACCCCAATTCCCTTTAGGGGAGTGGAAGGTGAAGTGCCAAAAGTTGAAGTAACTTGGGTAGAGGATATAGAAACAGCTATAGAGACTCTTAGTCTCGATTCTCCTGTAAACCTATCGCTTAGTGGTCGTTTAGGACAACTTTCTGAAACAGAAAAAACTGCTATCAGCCTTTTGTTTGAAAGCAATCAACCGGGAGGTAAATATCCTAACGTGTTATACAAATTATTAAATGAAGAATGGTGGTATCTTGCAAAAGGTTTTAAAGACAACAATAAAAGCCTTCAAGATTTGCTTAATGATCGACAAGTTTTTGAGGCTAGTGACTTCGAGTCTAGTAAGAAATGTGTTGAAGTTAAAATGTGTATAGGAATTACAGGTACTGTGGCACACAATGCTTGCAGTAACCCAAGTGACTATTTAAATAAAAGACCACAGACCCTTGGTAAGTCTACGCTTGGGAACTTGCAGTTCTGTAAATAATGGTGAAATAAATCATAAATTAAATGCTAGAATAGAGTATTTAAATGGGTTTCCTTTAATAAGCTTAGTAAGTATAAGCATTTCTGTTACTATTTCTCTGGTTTCTTTTTGCGTGTCGTTTTTTAAACGCAACGAGCAAAGATGTATAAATGCTTGAAAACTACCAGTCCAAATAAATTTTGTCTCTAGGGCTAATGGTAAATGAACTCTGCAAAGTTCCTTGGCAATTCCAAAATCACTCATTTCCTTGTACAGGTCTTTGGAAATGTTAATTATATTTTGTATTTTTTCTTGAAAATACTTATTATCTGTATCGGATAACTCTCCATCACTACCCTGCTTACTGCTTTTAGATTGGTATCTTAGCTTAGTTGGTACATCGTATGAATCAGAAAAGTCCACATATCTACCAGAAATACTATTTCTAGCCCAGCCTATTTGATGCGTAAACAATTGTCGCTCTACGAATATAGGGCATTGAATTCTAAATTGAAGCTGTGCATGTCTAAATGGTGAAGTATGTTTGTGCTCTGCTAAAAATTTAATTAATTTCTCATCTTTTTCCGATAGTTCTGCACTTTCTTTATCATAAGACACCCTAGCAATGTTAGCTATCATTAAATCGTCACCAAAATGGTTTAAAAGTTCTACTTTCATTAAGTTTTTATAATATTAGTTACTTGTTTAATAGAATATCTATGTTAGCTGAGGAATAACTTGGGCTTTTTTGTACTTTGCCGTCAAGCGCCTTGACTAAAAACTGGTTGTCGCTAATCTTGGTGATTTTAAAATTATTCTGATCCAGCTTGCTTATTTCATCTAAGGAGAATAACTTGGTCATATTTGATCTGTGAACCTCTTCTTCGATTGGCTCTATGTTTATTCCATAGGCATTTGCCGCGCCGTAATTAACGTAGGAAATATCCGCAATCGCATCAGCCACTCCAACTAAGGATGTGGCGGAATTTTCAATTTCTTTGAATTTAATTTTATTAGTTTTGATAGAGCTTGTGTCTAGCGGCGCATTAAATGTATCAATTATCTCTACCCCGCTTGCCTCCGCAAGTTCTAATACCTCTTCCAAAAGAAGCTTTACTCTTAAAATTCTAGTATTTATATCTGGAATTGTTGGGATATCAGGACAATCTTGACCAAAAACCTTCATGAATTCCTTGACTTTGTTTTGATAGTGCATATTTATATATATGCTCTTTATTTAAAGATAAAGCAATAATATAGTTATTCTTCTATATGTTGTGGATTATTCAGTAATTTTTAATAAAAAGTACAATTAAATTGTTAATTGGTTTTATTTAAATGTAAATATATATATGCCTACCCACCCCTCAAGTGCTAATGATTTTGTCAAAAAATCAAAGTTAGATGGTATCTTTTCAGTAGATAATATATGGAAAATTTCTGTTTTGGCCTTTATGGCGGCAAATTTGTATTTGCAACAGAACTATACCAGCAGAGCGCAATTTGAGCGCATGGATGCAAGGGTTCAAAAAATTGAGTTAGTATTAGCGCAATTAGAGATTAAAAACCAAATAGATGCCACCCAAACTGCCCAATTGCAGGTTATTGACAACAGAATTAGAGACTTAGAAAAAACCGCCGCAGTCTTATTGCGTCTTGCTGAACAAATAAAAAATTAATAAAATGCAAAAAAATATTACAGCAATTAGCAAAAGGAGAAAAATCAGGGCTATTTGTACAGTTTTTGATTTATTACTTATATTAAGTATAATTGCTCTTTTATTCACTTTATTATATGTAGCCATTGGCGCTACGGTTGGTGCGGCAATGATAGGTTCTTATGGACTCACTGGTTTGGCGGTTTGGTCTTTCTTTAGAAATATTTTAAATTTCTAAAAATACTGTACGTTGCCAATTTTTTTAAGCGAGTGGTTTATCTTGGATAAAACTACTGGGTCTATCGCTTTTAGTTTTGATATTTCTTCTAGGGCATCTTTAAACATTTGCGAGTTTTCTAGTATATATTTTTGAGACTTATCATCAGAAAAAAATACTGCGGCCAAGCGTTCGTTATTAATTAGTGGCAAGAAAAACTTCAAGTAATCTTTATTTCTTTTAATAATAGGCAATGCTCCTTGAAAGTTGTTTTCATTTGTAAAAAACTCTCTTGTTTCCTTGCCATTTTTTTCTTCAAAAAGCTGCTTGATCTTTCCCTCTAAACTTCCAACCTGTAATGTAACCAATAGTTTTGTTGGGTTTGTTTGTTCTTTTAGAACGTCAAAGATATCGCCACCTTCATTGTAAATCTCCAAGGCATAATCTAGCCTTCTAGGAGACACGAGTTGCTTGGCTTCTTTTGGTAGACCGTCCCACCATTCTATTGCCGCAATTGCCATTTTTTTACCAAATTTATTTTCAAAATATTGAAAGTCTGGAATATATGGTATTTTAATATGAACTTGAAAACGATCAGATTGTGCTGGATCTAATGTTTCTACATCGTAACTCTCATCTTCATCGTCACTTGGATTGATGGCGCCCCAAACTACTTTTAAATTGGGAAACTTTCTACCATTAATGCTTTTAAATTGAATCAACTCCATTGTTGCATTACGGATTTTTTTGTGACTACGGTTATACTCATCTATAAATATAGCCTCGATAGAATCGTCTGTCATCTTTTCCGGCAAAACAAAGGAAAGTACACTCTCTCCGTTCTTTTTTGTTTCTTTTGGTATGCCAACAAAATCAACCCAAGGATCTAAAGTCGATCCAGAAAAATACAACCAATTTTTACAGTTTTCTTGAAAAACTTTCTGAATAAGACTCGTCTTGCCAGTTCCATGCTTTCCTTCTAATAAGACATTTTTGCCCAATTTTAAATACTGTACAAGTTTTTTCTCAATTTGTTCAAATGATTGATTCATTACTAATCAATATATCACATCTTGAATGATATGTCTACTCAAAATTTTCTAAAAGATATGTTTTACACCCTCTCGGAATGTATCTTTGGCAATTATCTTTAGTTAAAAACCAACTCCACTTTTCTTGTTCTTTATCAGGTATGGGGGGATAGTCTCCCCAACCATCTGTCAATACCCAAACATAAGGATTTGCATTCTTTTGTTTATATACAAAATCACTTATACATTTAAAGCTAGTGCCACCAAAGCCAAATAGTTTATTTTTTTTAATATCTACCTTAAATACTTGAGTATCAAAACAGTAATATTCTACATCAAATTTATTAGGGTCAATGCTTTTGGCCGCATTAAAAAAACGTTGAGCCAACCCTTCGCAAGAACCGCTAGTGTCCATAAAGAAATAAGTTTTAATTTTCTCTTTATTTGTTTTCCTTACTTCACATTCTATTTCGGATGGTAGAAATATGCTTGAGCTTAAGTTGTGCATTCTGCGATCTCTTACTAGCCAGTGAGATTCATCTGTTTCTTCTTTCCCAAAACTTTTAACAAACTTTTTAATAATAGATTCCCATTTGCTTTTCTTTTTCATGGGTTTCTTGTCCAAGGTTTTAATCAAATCTCCAGTACCACTTCCGGCGATTTTATCATTTGAATCTTCTTTTTTACCATTTTCGGCTCGTTCGGCAATGTTTTTAAGAACCTCTGCTTCCTCATCTGAAAGAGCATTTATTATTTCTTGTGCAAATTTATTAGGGATATTAAGCCCAGTATGTTTATTTACATAAGACCGCGAATCCTGTGGCACTTCTATATTTTCTTCTATAATTTTATTTAAATAATATTCAAAACTATTGTTTTTTACAATGTCATTTCTATCTTTAAAAAAAGAATCAAACCAAGCGTATTCATTCTTGGGATCTATCGACGTTTTATTAAAGCCAAAATACTTTATCAGTGATTCATTTACCACAATATCCATAGCGCAATTTGCTTGTTCGGCATATTGATCAAACTTTTTGGCAATGCGTTTGCCGTGCGAATTAATTACATGCATGCATTCATGACAAATAACAAATTGTTTTTTCTCTTCGGAGATCGAATCCCAAAAATCTTTATTAATTAAAAAGTCTACGCATTTACCATCATTATTGAAACTAACGCAAGCAGTGTCTATTGTTTTACAATATCTAGGTTTTACTAACCTCCAAAATTGATAAAAAACTGCATGATGATTTACTAAGGAGTTTAGAATTTTCTGATACTCGTTAAAGCTCAAGAGTTCCAACATATCAATGTGTTACTTTTTCTGTTCTAGTAATAATAGAGATATAGCCACCGTTCGGTAGGGGCCGAAGATCTACATTAGGAGTTCCTACAAAAACTTTTTTACTATTAAACGCCCTATTATTTGCATCGTTACAAGCATTAAAAGAGTTGTTACCAATACCAATAATTGTAACCTGTCTATATTCTGTTGGTTTGATGTCAGAAGCAATAGCAAGGTTTGCAAGACTCATGAGCGCCAATACGGTAATTGTTTTCATGAGATAAGAATATTGCTATTTTAGAACTAGGTCAATCTTTTTCTGAAGGTTATCGGATTCAGTGTAATATCCTGCATTTGCCAAAATCGTGGGCATGTAGCAAACAAATGTTTCGTCTATGGATTTCATCTTATCATGCGTGATCATTATGATCATACCAAGGGAGAGTTCGTTGTCATACATATTATTATCAAGTATGGATTCTAACGCTCTAGTTGCTATTTCTATAGGGTTCGAATCTATTGGCGCAACCAAATGTTCCTGCCAGTCACATCCTTCAATTGTCCATAATGCATTCATACTGTTAAGTATAAAACAAAATTAATACTATGTCAATCTATATTATGCCCCAACGCCTTTGTTAGGAGACCAAGACCACTGGCAAGACCAATACCTTGCCTTCCATTTTGGGCCGGGGTTATTGCAATTATGTCTTGATCTAAAATTTTTTCTACGCTGAGGATTGTCGCGCTTGATTTCCATATTTGGATCACCAAATCTTACAATAACAACATTGCCACCTTGGTTTTTGGTATATACTGCAAATTTTTTTGGGCCTTTTGGAGTTCTGAATGGCCTGTTTAATGTGACCTTTTGACCTTGATATTCGGCACCCTGAGCTTTTTTCCAAGCATCTGGAGAAGGACGGTCTTTATCTCCAACTTTAGCTGGTTTATAATTTTTGCCTTCCCTTTTTTTCTTACGTCTTATATTTTCCCAAAGTCCGGGCCTTTCTTTTGCAATGTCATATTCAAGAATACTTGCTTCGTCAAAAGCAATTTCTTCCCTGCTTACGTACTCGCTCTCTTCTGGAATATAAAGATTATCAGCAGTAAGCTCTTCTGCAGCTAGATCGTTACTAAAATTTTCCTCGCAATCATCGCAAAAACTAACAACAAATATTAATTCTTTATTATGGATTTGCGATTTAATGCTCATTATTAGTAATGATTATAGATTGCTTATGCCAAGAGAACTTCCCATTTGGTCTTCTGTTTCATCTTCAGTGTCTTCTTCCGACTCGTTCTCGGTCTCTTCTTCGGACTCGTTTTCCATTTCATTCGAATCTTCTGTATCCATCATGTCGTCATTTTCTGTTTCAGATTCAGATTCGCTTTCGCTTTCCTCGGATTCATCCGTAAATAGTATGTAATCAGCAACACCCTTAAGATTGTCATCAATAACAGCAATCTTTCCCTGTAACCAAGGTTCTGTTAGGTTGTACTTAACATTTTCGTCAACTTCTACTGCGGCCAAAATAGCATCAACCCTAGATTTAATTGATTTTAATGAGGATAATGACATGCCAAAGAATTCGCTTTGATAGTCCTCAATACTATCTTCCGATGCTTTGATTTTATATTCGTCCTTAATAGACTGTGGTAGTGCTTTTACAAAGTTAGCACCCTTTGATCTTACTCTTTTTACTAGCCTACGCTTAAAATCATTATAATCTTTGCCTTTACTGCGCCCAAAGCTACTAACGGCATCTTGAACGTCGGCTGGCGTTACGATAGGAAAGCTTCTTTCATTTGGGTAAAGAAAATCGCTATTCTTTAATTCGCTACGCTTTTTGCCGCCATAAGTTTTTTGGGCGGAAAACAAGACTTCGTTATCTCCACTACCTACTATGGCAGTTGCCTCTTTCTTTGCAGATTCCCACTGTGTATAGCAAATAGCAATTCTTTGCTTCTGATCTGGAAAGTCTTTTGCTGTTTGGTCATCGCCAATACAACGAGATACAAATTCCGAACGTTTTTCTTGATTTTTGGGTTTTGGTAGTGGCATAAGGTTATTAGGCTAGGAATGTTAATTTGTAAATGGTTTTCTCTAAGAGAACTACGATTTCATCTATAATATTCTGAATTTCTGTGTCCTTATCAGAGAATGCTACATATCTATTGGATGATAAGTAACTGTTTAGTGAAATAACAAAATCTAAGGCATTGGCTGGAGTAGTTACTGATTGTGCTGGAAATTGAAGTAAAGACTGTGTCTTTCCCTGAAATGCCTCAACGATTGAATCTATAAAATCTGGCAACCCTTCGTATAAATCACCTAAAGCCTCGTGATGTGAAAAACTGCGGGTCTGAAAATGTAATATATGAGCTACAGTAGCAGCGTTTAGTAATGTAGCGCAAAACGCTCCAGTTGCTTCGGACGCCTTGATTTCTGTATTGATCTTCATATATAATTGTCTTGTAATATATTATTACACTTTTAATTAAAAAAAATCAATATTTATTTCAAGTCACGCATGTTCTTATATATTTTACAGTCTTGCTTTATTATCTTGTCTGCGAAAATCGCATCGTTACCCTTAAATCTACCCTTTATAGCAACAATATCATCCTCTTCTGGTAGTATTCCACCATTGTCATGCTTGCACTCATCTAACAAGCCTTGCTTGCCATCAAATAGTAAACAAGTAATTGTTCCCGTGTCATCTGCAACTACCGCTTTATAGAATTTATTACCATTCTTGGATTTGGACTGTTTGCATTCAAGCACTTGTCCGACTATAAGCACTCTATCGTTTTCTTTCTTATTCTCTTTGATGTATTCAACCGTATTAAATTCAGCGTTTTTCTTTTTAAAAAGCTTTGTTAAGTTCTGACTGTAGCTAAAACCTAGGCAGTTACGTTCGTAGAAGTAGTTTGTAACCTCTTCATTTCTGCTATTTAGAGTATAGATGTCTTTGTAAGTATTGTACTTGCCCTTAATGGTTTCGAACCTACTGTCTTTGATTTGGGCTTTTTCATTCAAAAACTTTATAATTGAAAGAACGTCTTTATTTTCAGTCTGATCATGTATATCTTTAACTAGACGTTTTTCACGATCTGTTAATAGATTGTAAGTTTGTGCCTCAAGAACAAGTCTTGTTCTTTTTGTATCCAGTTCGTCCAAAGCTCCGGCCTGTATTAATGAAGATAGTACGCCAATATTTAGTCCGGCCTGTTTTGCCGCAACAAAACAATCTACCTTGCTGTCATACTCCCCACGGAATTTAATTAATTTTTCCATGGCGCTATCTGAAACTCCCTTGATTGCACTTAATCCATAACGAATATTGTTTCCATCAATCGTGAATTTCATATCAGACTTAAGCAAGTGTGGTGGCAGTAGCTTAATTTTAAAATATGGCAACTCTTGTTGTATTTTTCTGATTTCCTCCATTGGTTCTGGAAGCCTTTGACTAGCATTTAGGCATGCCGTAAAAAATTGTAATGGATATTTATATTTAAGATAGACCGTAAGTGCACCAAGATAGGCCGTGGCCATTGAATGTGACTTATTAAATGAATAATCTGCCGAATCACTGCAAACTTTCCAAATCGCTTCCGCGACCTGTTCGCCAAAACCATTATTTTTGCACGTTTCAAAAACCTTGTCTTTCCATTTTGGCATTTCGTCTCTTTTCTTTTTTCCAATAACTCGACGAATAATTTCTCCTTCATCTGCAGAAAACCCTACTGCAACAAGGCTTTGAATAAGTTGCTCTTGATATAGAGGTAGGTTTCTACTTTCCGCGAACACTTCTCTTAATTTTTCATGCGGTGGCTCACCGGACATACAAACATACTTGTCCTCATAGGCCAAAGCGCCGGGCCTTGCTATGGCGTTTACGTCACTAAGCTCTTGAATATTTGCTGGTTTAATTTTCTGACAAACACGATATGCGCAATCAGCACTAATTTGATAAAGGCCATATGGCTTTAAGTTATCACTCTGTAAATGTTTATAAACGTCGATATTTGTATCAAGATCGATATCGTTAATTGTTTCGGGAATGTTCTCAAAGATATCCTTAATAATTTCATTACTTGTTAAACCAAGCAGATCTAGTTTAATACCAAACTTTGCCGCTGTATTCATTTCGTATGAAATGCTTGTTTCTCCTTCCTTATTTAGCTCAATAGGAATAAATTCATTTAATGGATAATATGAAATAAAGTACCCACTTGCATGTGTGGATTTTCCACGGATTAGGTCACGTAATTTTAACGCTATGCCATAAGACTCTGGATATGCGTCCGCCCATTCTTTAAATTTTTCGCTATTATTGTAGGAATCTTCAATATCTTCAACTACTCCAAAGGCCTTGCCAATCGTATCCGCAAGATCGGACGCCATTTCTTCTGTTGCCTCATTTATTATCTTAAAAACATCTTTAACTAGAATCTTGCCAGAGAATGTTGATAGGGCTGAAATCTTGGCAACCTTATTAGGATAACATGATTTTAACCATTCGATTATTTCTTCTCTAACCCCGCCCAAGTTAATATCAACATCTGGTGCCAAATCTCCTTGTATATATGTTACACCGTCAATAATTTCTTTTTTTGCTCTTACCTTGGAAATGAATCTTGTAAAGAATAGTTTCTTATCTATTGGATCAACTCCTGTTACTCCAATTAAAAAGAATATCAAACTACCAGCGGCACTTCCACGACCCCAATCAATGAACGCTCCCATTTGTCTGGCCTTGTTAATTACTCTCCAAACCAATAGAAAATAATCAACGAATCCAAGTTCCTGAACAATAGAGAACTCCTCTTGCAGTCTTTCGATATATGTAGGCCACAGAGTCTTGTCTACCTTATCCCTAAAAGACACCCAGCCCTTATTAATTAATTGTTGTAAAAACTCGTCATTATTAGTTACAGATTTTTTAATAACTGTCTTTTCCTCATCGGTAAGATTAATACTAGGAAGACGGACAAGGTTTACGTTGTCAATCTTTATTGTGCCGAATTCTTTAAGAAATTTATCGCTCATACTTCAATTGAAAAAATTTGTTTTTTAAAAATAGAAAACACTAGCTCGTTATCGTAAATAGCATCGTGCGCACGATTTTCATCGTATGGTATTTCATATACGCTAGAAAGATGTTTTACCGATGTTTTGAGTCCTCGCTGTCTAAAGTTTTGCATTTGGAAATTCCAACCAGAACGATCTTCTGGTATTGATTTAATACCCAAGTATATACTCTTTTGTATTGATTGTACATCAAGAATTCTATCTACATAAGAATAATCTGTCTCTAGTCCTACTGCCCTTCTTAAGTTATTGTGTTGATAAACATCGAAACCAAGTAGGTTTGCGCCAATAATTATATAATCTTTATTATAAAGATATTTATCAAAATCAGTAACAACCTTTTTAGGATCTTCTGCTTTTTTAGCCCAAGCGGCTCTATCGAAGCGCGTTATCTTTGCAGCACCATCAGACATTTTTAGGTCGTCCCAATAAACGAACCTATCTTCATTTTTAATGATTTTATTGCCCTCTGCAATTAACCAAGAAATTTGCCAAGGTCTAGAGTTAGCAAGATTTAATGATTCGGTTTCCAGATCAAAGACCAAATACTTTTGCTTTTTCTGAAAACGTAAAAGATTATCTTGCATTGTTTATTGCCTCCATACAGAATTCCCTGCTTCCAAAGTGGGCCAATTCTGGCTTTTGAAAGTTTGTTCTATTTAAAATACATCTATAAGTCATATAAGCATTAAAATCAGACCTGTTCTTATAGTAGATAGTTTTGCTTTCAATCTGATCGTATTTTATATTTGATTGTATTTGTTTCTTAATAGTATTGTCAAATGGCAAGTTATTATTTTCTATTGAAATGTAAGGATTTGCAAAATCAATATCTGGAATGCAGCAATGGCCATGCAATAAATTATTGAATATAAATGAATCATAAAATGGTATTAACATTAATAGATTCTTGCTCCAATTCTTTTTTAGAATATTATAATCAAGCCTAGGTTTACCATTGAAACTGCCAACAGTATTGGCGACATTGTGAAGTTTAACCAAGTCTGTAAAGTTTTCCTTCTTGGCGAAGATAATTAATTTGCCTTCTGTTTGTGTGGATGCGTCTGTTTTATCTTCAATGTTATTGCAGACGCTGACTCTGAATCCATAGCGCAAGTTTAAACCAGCGCTAGAGGCGTTTTCATAAGCCTCTACCATTCCACTTAAATTATTATCAGCAATAAATACGTCTTCAAGACCCTGATCATTACAAATGTCAAAAATAGAATCTGCACGATTTTTCTTTCTTTCATTTATATTGGTTGCCTTGTCCAAGGTAAGGATCGAGGTCAACGAATAATTGGATCTGAATATTGGAATCATTTACTGATTGGTTAAAGTAGATATTGAATATTCTCTGGAGATGTTTAGCCTTGGGCTGTCGATGTGATCAATAATGCCATATTTCTTTGCCTGTTTGGCGTTTAGGTATAGATTGCTATTCTTGTTGCTCTCTACAGCCTTGTAGAAGAAGCCGCTTGTCTTGCCGCAGTTCTTGTCGAGAATTGAAAATAACTGCTTATTTAAAGCGAGTGCGTGATTTGTATCAATATTGACATCACTCACTTTCGTTTGTCCAGTTCCAGTTAGCACTTCATGTACCATGATATGAGCATATTCACTTGCGAATCTCAAGCCCTTGGTTCCACAGCTTAACAAGATGGCGGCGGCACTCATGGCTTTGGAGTCAACTATAGTGCAAACCTGCTTCTCAGTGCTTTTTATAATGCTCACCATCCCCAATACTGAATATACTTCACCACCATAACAATCAATAACTATTGGTATGATTGGCTGATCTGTATTTCTATCTATATTCCAAAATTCTTGGCGAAACTTCCTAAGACCATGTTCGTTGATTTGATTTACGCAGATATATTGCATACTCTGATGTTACCAGTATTTTATTTAAAAGTCAAATGCATCTTTCTGCTTTTTGACTTCCCAAGCTGGACATCCTGAGTATTCACGGTTTTCAATCGTGAATCCTTCTTTAATATCTTCTGGATCTATTTCTTGCGTTGCGAACACTGATTTAATTATTTTTTTATCTTTATCAACTAAAACCTTGTAGGATATTGGCTCCAAGTATGGGCATTTCCAGCCAGATTTTGTTTTACACATCCACTTCTTACTAAAGTCATGCTTTGCAAAATTAGTTTTTGCATGTTCATCGTTAAAGTTCTGTAAATATTTTGATATATGTTCGAGATAATGCTCGAACCCCTCTAGCTCTATATCAGAAAAAACTGGAGAGGATTTTTCTGGATCCTTTGGGTATCTTAAAAAGAGAAACTTCGCAACGATTTCTTTGTATTCATTTGGGTACTTCTTCTTTAGCGCAAGTGTGTACATCATGCTTTGAAGATTGCTTTCAAGCTCTTCTGCATCAAATGGCTTTTTACTACTTTTATAATCTCTAACCGTTAATCTTCCATCCTTTTCTTTTACTAATCTATCTACGAATCCAACTATACGATACTTTGGGCTTTCATTCACGATGTCAAATGCCCACTCACTGCCAATAAAGCCATTAATATCCATGAAATCAAATTCTAATCCAACTAGAATCATTTCATCTATGCACTTTAAATTAGTAATTTCTGGCTCTTTTTTCAATGGTTTAACCATCTCGTCTAAATCTAGGCCGATTTTTTTTGCAGTTTTAAATATTAAACGCCACACACTGGGAACTGCTTCGCACGTGTTCTTTTTAACAATTTTTTTTACATATTTGTGATGCCTTGAATTGGACAGGGTTTCAAATATTAAGTGTGCAATGGTTCCACGCATTGCTCCAGAATTATTTGTCTGAGGTAATTTTAGTACATAGTTTGCATAGTAGCTCCAACTGCATGACTGCAAAGTTTTAATTCGGCTAGCAGATAGTCTTACAAGTTCTTCGCTCATACGCTGACTGTTTCTCCATTAATAATGCAGTTAATATTAAGTTGCTGGTCTAATTCTGTGACAAATACTCCAGCCTCATAAAACATTTCTTGGGCCTTGCTTACAGACTTTGACCATTTGCCATGTGATAGGCTAGGATACTGTTTGTGAAGATAAACAGTTTGCACCCCGGCCTGAATGATGGCTTTAGCACACTCATTACATGGCATACCAGAGGTGTAAAGTATGGCACCTTTTGTTGCGATGCCGTTTCTTGCCGCATTTAAAATTGCGTTGGATTCAGCATGTACAACATAGAAATACTTTTCTTCTCTGTTATTAAGTCTTTCCGGAGAATCATTAATTCCTCTTGGAAAACCATTGTAGCCAATAGATACAATATTATCACCACGAACCAATACGGCACCAATCTTGGTACTTGGGTCTTTGCTTTTTTCGGACGCCAGATATTGGTGGCGCATGTAGTATTCTGTCCAGTTCATATTATTTTAAATTATTGTACCAAAGTAAATTTTCTTCATCGTCTTGTTCGCCAAAATCATTTTTAATAGGATGTGCAATTTTGATTTGGTTATCGTCAAAAAACTCCATTAGTTTTGTTTTGATCCCCTTTGCCGCATTTTGTCCTGCTTGATTTTGATCATTATTAGTTGCAATGATAATACTTTTTGGATCTAGACGCAATATTGCTTTTATTAAACCAGTTCCTATATCAGTGCCAAATGTTATTCCTGTGTTTTTTATACCAGATCTCCACAGTGATAGCATGTCCCCTATGCTTTCAGTTAATATTATTTCATTTTTATCTGTTATATATTTATGACTAAAAACCAATGGATATGCCCAATCATTTTTTTTACCAATGTGCTTCCACTTGATTTTAGAAGCTCCGGAAACATCTCTACCAGAAAACCCTTCTATTTTTTTTCGAGAATTAAAAATTGGGAAAACATACCTATTCTTCATTTTGCCAGTATAGCATGTTCCACTCTGAAATGTTTTTAAGATTTCGCTACTTATGCCTCTGCCATTCCAGTAGGAATGTTCGTCTTTTAATGATAACATATCATCACTTGAGTAATATTTTACTGTTTTGCTAAACGGATCATCGTTGTCTACAGTGGAAAAGCAAGAAGAATAGTATTCTTTCGTTCCATTGATTATTTTATCTAATTGCTCATGTGACTTTAAGTTTAGAGTCTTTTTCAAGAACTCCTCAAGCGACATTGTTTTACTAGTAACAAAGTCATGAACAGTATTTGTCTGAAGATAAACCGCTACGGAAGTTGGATCATCTCCGCCACGATATTTTGCCGTACATGTTAAATATGTACCATGACTCTTGGGTTTACAGCCAGCGTTTTTGAGCAACTCGACTAGGTTCATAGTAATTCCCCATTGTCATCGTCCTCTTTATAATCCCGATCAAAAATATCAACCTTTACGCCAGACTTTGAATCTACAATGTCCTGCAAGGTTCCCTTCTCTTGTACATCGAAATTATTTACATTAAATGAAATGAAATTCTTTTTATACTTGAACTGGTTTCCATCTTTGACCTTAATCAGGTCGCTGTGCCCATGAGCGTTTTTGCCTTGATATCTGGCCGCAAGTTCAATCATTTTGTGTGTGCCATACTGAATACCATCCTCGGCTTGTTCTTCTAAGGTTTTCCTTCTAAAGATTCCAACGTATGCGGCGAACCATTGCAAGCGATCACTCTGAGAAATAGCGGAACTGTCATCTGCCCCGTTTTCGGCATTTCTATTTAGCTGACAAGCCGTTAATAATGGAATATTTAATCTAACTGATAGATTTTTCAAAGAGTCTACCTTGTCGCCAATTAATTGATATTCTTGTTTGTTTTTATCTCCGGTTTCGCCAGTTAGTTTGATATAGTCATAAACAACCATAGCTGGATTGCCCCGACCAACTTCACTTAAATACCACCTTTGGATAATAGATTCAATTTCTTGAACTGGTTTTCCAGCTACCTGCATATGATTAACTCTTCCTTGAATTAGGGAAAGCTCTGTCTTCTTGCTGTTCCATCTTGCCAATAGTTCTTTATTGTTTTTAAAATTACCAGTTTCTAGATACCACATTGGTATACCAGTTATACTGCTGGCGATACGAAACTTCATGACATTAGTCTGCATTTCCGTATCAAGAATCAATGCGCGCATGTTAGGATTAATAACAGTAGACTTGGTTGCGATGTCGTTTAGGATAGTGCTTTTACCGTGCTTTGGCCTAGATACCCAAGCGTAGAGTTCGCCGGGCCTTAATCCACCATACATTTGATTAAATTGCTTGTAGGGGGTCATGTATCCGAGTTCGGCTACTGGAGCGTTTGCTCTTTCCTCGATTAGTTGCTCGATATTTGCAAACAAGTCTTCTGGCTTTACATCTAGATCATATGCACTTATCTTATCATTGTACATCTTATCCGCCAAACTGATAATTTGATCTGGATTCTGATCTCCAGAATTTAACATTGCCTCTTGGATTTGTGACGATGTTTCAAAAATTTCCCTACGAATAGTGACTGTCTTAAGCTCCTTGCATGCTTCTAAAAGAGACTTTTCGCTGATTTTGATAAATGACAACCCTTCAATGTAGTCAAAGATATTGAAATCCTGTTTGTTAAATGTAATGCCTAGATTTTTAATCTTTTCTGACAGGATCACCGCATCCAATGGCTGGTTATGCATGATCTGATTTTTGACGACACTAAAAATAGTCTTATGCCCATTAGTGAAATCCTGCTCATTTATAAAATGAGAAACATCGTGGTATACCTTTGGATGCTTAATAAAGCCCGCAAGTACGTGTTTTTCTACATTAACGCTACGAATTTTTTGCTGCATATATATTTTTTTCTATAAACTCATGGTAAACCTTTTTTACTTCGTTGGCAAGACTAGAAAGATCATCTGGAGCATATGTGGGCCAGACTACAGAGTAATCAGCATTGTCTTTAATTAATTTATCATTAATTGATTCGTCCATATTTGCTGGCGGAACAATGTCTCCATTGATGTCTTTTCTTTCTATATGAATAAGAATTCCATTCATCTTGTTTTTCAGCCAAAAAACCTCGTCTTCTGGATATTGGAGGTATCTCACATCTGGAACAATACAGATCTCTGGAGCGGCCATTTCGACTCTTTTTGTTAGAAGATTTGTCCAATATTGGCCTTCTGATTGTTGTCTTTTGACTTTTCCATACCATACCAACATCTCTCTAAAAATAGCCTTTTCTTCTGTTTTGTCCGTCCAGACATCGAGACCAAGTTTAGATGAAATAAATTCTTTGCAATCGTGCTTCAAGGGCTCTGCTAGCGAGCTTTTAATTGCATTAAAATTGTTTTCTTTTAAAATATCTAGAAGATTGTTAGCAAAACTGTCCTTGCCAGATCTCGCAACTCCTCCTATACCTATATAAAAAATACTCATACCTTCAATGATAGAGTATATTTATCCGTATGTAAATTAAATTATTTCTATTCCAAATTTTTCTTTGACCCAATCTGGGGTCAAGTGCTTGATTTCGTTGTCAAATATTTCAATTACTTTAAAGCCATTAAGTTCAAGCCAATTGTGCTTGACCAAGTCTCGTTTAAAGCTATTTTTAAAGTTTGTCCTATTCTTGTGGAAGAATGGTACGAATTTATCGTGCTGTTGACCATGTGTCTCTATGGCAATTTTTTTTGTAAAATTAATGAGATCACATCTCATCTTGCTTCCCAGTACTGGAAACTCTTCACAAACTATGTGACCAGCCCAGTATTGAGCAAAGAATTTTTTGACATTAGTCTGTGCATTACTGCCAACCTTTTTTTGCCAGTTAACTATATAGGGAATAATGTTTTTATTAACTTCCCTGCCGTATATATTTTTGAATTTCATTTAATCCACCAGTTCATTTGTACATCATTATCGTATGGGTTATTGGGAAAATCTAAGTCTGGAATTGGACATTGTAATTTTGAAATTTCCAGATCATTATTAAATGTATCATTTCTAATGTAAGTTAATTCAACTACATCGCAAATTCCGTTAGTTTTTGCTCTAGAATAATTATTGCCATGAATATGAACTAATTTATAGTAGGTATTTAATTTTTCAAACAAGTTGATCTTATTGAGCCATCTTTTTTCTTCGTTGTCATTGTTGATAACCAAATTTGCTTCGTCATGTGAATTTAATATATCATGAACTTCAATGGTAATTTGATTAAAATATTTAAACAGTGTTGATTCGCTATTAATAATAGTTTCAAATTCATTTCCTTCAATATCCATTTTAAGAACCATTTCCGTTTCAGAGGAGTGCCCATTCTCACTTATATGGGTTAGTATGTTTTTAGAGTTAACATACTCTTTTTTAAAGATGAAATTTGGATCATTTCCCCAAAGGCCATTTATTGATGCATCGTATAAATAAACCTTTTTATTTAAAAACGACATATGCTTGTCAAAATTAATATAATGCTCCTCTGGCCCAACTCCATAAGAGTATATGATATTAGAATTATTAAGTAAAGACTCGCTTAATATATAGCCCCCATCAGAATTTCCACCATATCTTTTTAAATCATTTATATAATATGGCGTTAGTAAATTTTTAATCCTCTCTATCATGTGTTTACTATATCACAAATTGTTTAATTTATCTACAAAATTAATGATTTGTTGTTTTGTTACGCCGGAATGCAAGCCAACATAAAACCCATGTTTATGGATATAGATAGAATTAGGATAGTCCTTTTGGGACTTAAAGAATTTTTTATAACAAGTTTGATATCCTAAATATCCGGAAATGATTGGACGATATTCAATACCATTTTTTTTACATAATTCCAGAGCTTTATTGAATAACTCTGTATTGGAGTCCTTTATAATTATGGGAAAGCAAAATGGAACATCTGAAGTTACATTATTTCTATTTGGATTTGGTAGGTAAAATTTTGTAGGATCTAGATTAAAGTAAGAATAAAGTTCTTTTCTTTTTGTTGTGTAAAAATTAATTCTATTAAAATCTAATTGCCCAATAAATGCATTTAAGTCTGTATTTCTGAAATTATTTCCTAGAGAATAAAAATCAAATAGCGAGTCAACTTTTTTATTTATATATTTACTATTATCAATTCCATATACAGAAAGACTTCTTGTCATTCCGTGGTTTCTATTCATTAGATAAAAATGGTATTCCTTATCTGAATTTGTAAAAATAAATCCGCCTTCTATTGATTGAACTTGATGCCCAAAATACGTAGAAGTAGATGAAGTAAAAAATGAAGAAATGTTATTATTGTTATAGGTTCCGAGAGTATTCTCGCAGTTATCAAAGGCTATCTTAACATTATATGTGTTTTTTAAATTTAAATAAAACTGCATATCTGGAACATATCCAATCAAAGAAGTAGGGAAAATGCAGGCAATTTTTTCATGGTTATTCTTAACGTATTCTTCAAGTTTAATCTTATCTATACTAAAATCTGTCATAGATATATCTATAAAATGTGGCTCGAAACCAGCCTGAACCCAAGGCGCACATGATGTCTGCCATGTAGTAGAAGGTAGTACTATGATATTTTTATTATTATTTTTCTGTATACTTTTGTAATATTGCGCGATTAAGGTATTCGCCGTTGATCCGCTAGAGACAAATACTGCATACTTAGATCCAACAAATTTCGCAAACTTTTTCTCAAATAACTTAACTTGATTATCTTGAGTCCACCTATTTTTAGGGTTTAGTAAAAATAAGCAAATTTTGATTTTATCAAATATTGAGAAGTTATTTATATTTAAGAACCATTTCATATTTATAGTATCTTAGTCTCTACAAGGTTTGTAGAGAAAAATGATTTTTGCAAAGCTTGCTTACAGTGGAATCTTTCCATGTTTGCATCATCTACTTCTTTAGCTGATACATGTTGGTTGTTTCTTGCCTTATCTACTAGACCAAACGTATAAACATTTGATTCATAAAGTTTTTTATACTCTTGGGAGGAAAGTATTGCATCGATATCTGATACCTGACCGCGCAGGAAATTAAGACATTTTTCGTACCCTTCTGCCCTTAATGGCGAGGGCGCAAGGTTCTTTTTTACTTCCATTATTGAAAGATAATCAAATGCATAGGCCTCGTCTACTTGAAGATTTATCATAAATTTGATAGTTTATTGACTATGTTTTTTGCGCAAATTTCCCAAGTATAATTCGCTAAAACAAAATCTCTATACTGTTTAGAAATTATACAATAGTCCTGATAGTTTTTAAAAGAAAACTCTAGAGAGTTAAAGATATCTTGTTGTATGACCCTTTCTGCATATATATCTCCTCCAAATATTGATAAAAAACTTTCTGGAAAACTATTTATACCAATTGAATTCCACTCCCGTATGGATTGTGCGTCAAGTTTTTTTATTTCGGTTTTTATCTTGATGGGTTGTGTCCATTCTGGTAAAAATTCTTTTACTGCGGATCCTAATGTGGCTATAATAGGTATTTCGCATAATGCGGCGTCTAAAATATTCATCCCAAAAGAAGTGGTATTGTTTGCATATATAAATATATGACACCTATTATATAGCTCTCGTAGCTTCTCCTCAGCTAGTATGCCCCCTATATATATTATATTTGTATTATTTAATGATTTAATATAGTTTTCAAAACTGCTGTTTTGCCCATCTTTAATTATTAGATTAACATTTTTATCTTTGCTAAATTCAATAAATGCAGGTAAGAGTTTTTCAAATCCACTTCGGTCATTGCTACTATTTACAGTTAAGTATGTAAATGTAGGAAATTTTTCATGCTTAGTTCTATGCCATGTATCTGGGTCGGTGCCCAAGTGAACAGTTTCTACTTTTTCATATCCAGAATTTATTAGGTTTTTCTTTGCAAAATCACTTATTGCCAAAACTTGTGGATTATAGGCTTTTAATTTATCAATAACTATCTGTGGTGATAGGCTATATTCACAAGCCAAAAGCGGAATTTGTTTGTTCCATCTTTTTTCTGTAGCAAAAACTTCGGGAAAAATAACAAATGTATCTGGATCGCTCTCTTCTCCTAATACGTTTAGTTTTTTAAATTGTTCGTTTAATTTTCTCGCTACAACCGTGAATGATCCAAATTCTTTAGTATCGTTTAATTGTGCGTTATATGCAAATATTTTCATTTATTTTTTGTATTAATTCGTTTATACTAATGTTATCACAACCGTTTGGTGCAAATAAATTAATAGTTTTATTGCCAGCCGGAGCAAGTGCTAGCGGATTCGTGTGATGATAAAAAAACCAGTTTGTTAATAGGTTAATTTGTGGTATTTTGGAATATGCGCCAATAACCCACATCGACCCAGAATCTGTTCCTATTGCCATATCGCATTTAAGTGATTCTTGAATTTGCTTAAAAAACGATAAGGATGTAATTCTTGTATAATTGGGGTGATCTATTATTGTGGGCTCAGAGTCTACCCCCGCATGAATTATTTTATAATTAAAGTCATTTATTAATATATGAACACATTTTTGCCACCAACTTGCCGATGGGCTTCTTTGTGTTCCTTGCCCATATCCAGCAAATGGCCATATAACAATACGTTTTGAGTCATCTTTTGCGATTATATCATCTTCCCAGTATTGTATTAATTTTGGAACCCTATTCGTAAAGTTATGTGGATCAAACCCGGCCATCAATGCGACTTCTTCAACACAAGACCTATAATTGTACCAGTCTTGCATTCCACTTTTCTCGAATGGAACGGATGGCTTGACGTTGAGCGCTAAATCACATTTAGAAATAATTTCTCTATCAAGATCGCCTAAATCTTCATAATGATCGCTTATTTTAATTTCATTAATCAATGGCTGATTAAGAAATAATGGTATAGCCTGTTGGCATTTTTGTGCCACGCAAAAATACGAATAGTATTCTCCATACTGCTCGTGAATATACTCTAGTATTGGCAAGGACATTATAATATCACCAATTAGACTGAATCTAGTTCCCCATATTTTCATATAAATAATTGATAATAATAAAAAAACCTATAACCTATTAACCACTTCGCTAACATAGTCAATCTCATCATTTGTCATTCCCACGTAAAGAGGAAGACTGATTTGCTCATTTTTTGAGCTTTCGGTTTTTGGAAACAGTTTTTTGTTCAGATTTAGATATTCAAAGGGTTTTTGGTCGTATATGGGGACGGGATAATGAAAGCCGTATTGAATATTTGCTTTATTAAATAAATTGATTAAATCCTGTTTGTATTCCGTGAAGATTGGAAATAGGTGATATACGCATTTATCGTTGCTGTTTACATTTAAAAGTCTAATTTTAGAATTAGACGATAGATTCTTTCTATATCTATTGGCTATGGTTATTCTTTCATCAGTCCATTCGTTTAGATATTTTAATTTAACAGAGAGAACCTCTGCCTGAATCTCGTTCATTCTATAGTTATAGCCAATTATATCATGATAATATCTTGTTTTTTGCCCATGATTTTTTAATTGAACCAGCTCTTCATATAGCGATTGATTGTTGGTTAATATAGCCCCGCCCTCTCCAAAGGTTCCAAGGTTTTTTGATGGATAAAAGCTAAAGCATGTAGCGTCTGAATAGTTACAAATATTTTCACCATTATGTTTAGCTCCGTGTGCTTGACAGGCATCGTGAATAACAAACTTCTTATTATTTTTTGCTAGACTGTCTATTGATGATAGGTCACAAGGGTTTCCATATAAACTAACAGGCAGAACTCCATCATATTCATTTATTTGTTCAGATAACTTTTTCGTATCAATGTTTTGACTATCATTGGTATCTATGAATAGTGGGTCTATGTTGCAGTATTTTATTGCGGCAGATGTTGCAAAAAATGAATTCGGCGGAGTTGCAACTTTGTTTGTTGATAAATTTTTACCAATACTTTTTAATGCCAGATGAAGCGCACTGGTGCCATTGTTCACACAAACACAATATTTAGCTCCACAAAAATCTGCGAATTCTTGCTCAAAATTTTTTACCGCATTGCCATCAATAAAGGAGCTGGAGTCAATTAATGTGGATATTTTTTTTATAACCTCATCTTTAATTAGTGAGTTTATTGGATTTAAGTCAAAAAAATTAACTTTCATATTATTTTATAAATTTAGCTGGATTACCCGCCCAAATTTGATTGGATGGAATATTTTTAGTAACAACGCTTCCTGCGCCGATTAGTGAATTTTGGCCAATTGTAATGCCGCCCAATATTGTAGAGTTGCTTCCTATTGATGCGCCATTTTGAACTATGGTTTCGTCTAGAGTCCAGTCATCTTTGCTTTTTAACTTACCATTAACTGTTGCTCTTGGTAATTTATCATTGCAAAATATTACTCCGTGACCAACAAAACAATTATCTTTTATTTTAACGCCTTCGCAAATAAAAGAATGCGACTGTATTTTGCAGTTTTTGCCAATTTTAACATTACTTTGTATTTCGACAAATGGCCCCACGGCTGTATTATCTCCTATATGGCATCCATATATATTTGTATATGGATGTATTGTGACATTTTTTCCTAAAGAGACGTTTTTCATAAATAGATTGGTTGACCGTTTTTTTTGATAGATTCGTTTGTTGCTTCAATCATTTTTACCACTTCTTGTCCAAAAAGTCCATTTGAAATTGGTTGTTTTTTCTTTTTAATTGAGTTTATAAATTCCAAACATTCAAAATAAATAGATTCTTTTTCTTCTAGTTTAGGAATATAAATATCTCCCTTTCGATATGTAAAAACATCATTATTATATTCTACTCCAGAATCATAGATTTTAACTTTTTCTAATGAGCTGTCGTCGTATAGTGCCATTTTTTTATCTCCACCAATAACAATATCTCTAATTTTAATCGCAGATAGCCAGTTGATATTGATCATGGCTAGAAAATTAGTGTCATAACCAATTGTAATATTTGCACAATCTATTAGTTTTGATGGAGTATGTGATTGGCCGATTGCTGAAATATATTTGGGTTTTCGATTATAGAGGTATCGTATTATGCTGAAATCGTGTGGAGCTAAATCCCATATAACGTTATGATGTCGCTGAAATAACCCAAGGTTTACTCGACAAGATGATATATAATTTAAATTACCATATTCCTTATTTTCTATATCTTTTTTTATTTTTCGTATTGATGGCGAAAATAAAAATGTATGTGCTACCATTAGTATCAATTTATTATTTTTAGCAATAGAGTTCAATATAGAACAGCATTCTTCAGAATGTGCCATCGGTTTTTGAATTAAAACATGCTTCTGGTTTTCTAGTAAAAATCTCGCAATTGGAAAGTGGGATTCAATGGGTGTTGCAATTATGAAGGCATCCGCATGTTGCAATGCGTCTTTCATATCTTGGTGTATATTTATATTAGGAAAAAGTTTTTTAGCTTTTTCTCTATTTTTTTTCTCTTTATCCACAATGACATTAAAGCTAATATCTTCTATTAAGCATAGGTTTTTTGCTACATTTGGCCCCCAATAGCCAAAACCAATTAGTCCGATTCTCATGATAGTAAATAAGATTTAAATTTATCTTGATTGTTTATAATAAAATCTGGTAAGTTTCCAGACTTAATTTCTATTTGATCTAGCGTCAAATCTTTGCGAGATAAGTTGTCACAGAAAATAAAACATCCACCATTTCTGGCATATTCTTTAAATACTTGTGAAAACAGTTCTTTCGACGGAATGTCGTTTTTATTAAATGGCTCTATACATGAAAAATATTTTTCAAAGATTATCTCTTCTCCACCTTGGTACCCCAAATGCCATCCGGTATTTGGTATTATTAAACTTTGAGGAAGCCTGTCTCTTACCTTAATAAGGGGGTGTGGGTCTATTTGTTTGGCAAATTTCCATTTTGTTGCCACGGTGCCAGTCCACACTTTATGTCTCATGATTAAATTTAAATAATAAACATTGTATGTCATTCCAAAGCATAAAATTTCATTTAGATTTGGTAGGTAATTTTTAAGTGCGTTTGCGCTCGGTATCTCATCAACATCCGAAATAAGGACAATATCATTGTCATCAAGATTAAGCCGATTTAAGCCTTGGGATATACAGGATCTTTGATAGTTCTCGAAGGCCCAAGGATATTGAGAAATATCTACGGTATTTTCTACCTTTATATGTATAATCTTGTCTAGAAACTTAGAAAACTTTTGTTTATTTTCTTCAAAATATAATGGCTTTGGCTGCAGACTTTGTGTGTGGGTGGCTTCCACGAGCACAAAATAATCAACAGTGGAATATAGTTCGTTGAGCCTTATTTCTAAAATATCTAGCTCTTTCCAGAATGTGAAGCAATCTATTATCATAGTTTTAAAAATGAGTATGTAGTACCGATATCAAATTGTGTTTGATTGAAATATTGAACATTATAATCAAGCCATCCGGTATTTGGATTGAGTGGCGATATGGTATCTAAATCATCTCTATTTAATATTATTTTTCTATTTATTCTTGGGTAACAGTTTGCAATATTCATCATACCGCTGTTTACCCCTATAAAAATAGACGAGCTGGCAATAATTTCAGTAGTCTCCCAGAGACTCAATCCTAATTTATTTATAAATTCTGTTGGCTTGTCATCTAAACCACCTATTTGAATAATCTCGAAATTTGAATAAGTATTTTTAATATGATGGAGTACCTCGTCATTAATTTGCCCTCCCTCACTTTTGCCTGTTGTATGAATAACTACTCTATTGGGTATAATTTTTATATCTTCAAACTTATATAATCTAGGATGTCTTAAAGTTATTTTAAAATCTGAAAACTCGCTGTTTTTAAAAAATCTTTCAGAAATAGAGAGATAATAATCTGCCTTATATGAATGAGATATATCCCAAGGATTTATGATTTTATCGTAATCATGATTACCCCTAATAACGTAAGGATTGTGGTCAAATACCCAACAATTATTATAATCTATAACTTTTCTATTTGTATTGTGAAATATAATTTCCGGAAGAGATGAGAATTGTATTTTATCCCCTATTCCTTGTGCGTTATTGATTAAGGCTATCATTATTAGTTGTCCTATTGTACGCAAATCTATTTACTGTATAGAGATTAGAATTTTCTAGTAGCTCCGGAAACAATATGTTGGCTGGGTTATTAATAGAATGATATATCATTTTTTTTACGATATCAATATTAAAATGCATTGGCAAAACCATTTTAGGAAAAATTAACCATCTTATTAAATGTGAATATCCTACAGATCCATATTCTTGACAATATTTTGAAAAAACAAAAACTGGTTTAGAGAAATAATATGGAATATATCTAATGCCACTATCAATACCAATAAAACAGCTGCAGCCTTGTGCTATTCTACATATTTCAATAACGCTATCTGCTGTATTAATAATTATATTTTTATTATTAAAAAGTTCCGAGTAATAGTCTTTATGCTGGTTTTGCGTCACCACTACAATTTTATTGTTTTCTGATAGTTTTGATAAAAGCTGTATTGTGTACCATTGCTCTAAATTATACGGAGAATCTGGTCTTGAATATAGATGGGCCATTATATATCCCGATTTGTATGGGGATACTAGTTCAATTTCTGGTTTAGGAAAAAAGTAGTAATATCTTAACCAATCAAAATCATAATTTAACCAATTTAAACTATCAATATGCAAATCATAAAATTTATCGCACGAATTTATTTCTAATAAAGAACGGTCTGGTAAATTTGTTATATATGCAGGATAGTTTTCAACCCCGAATGGGGTTTTAATTTCAAAATTTTGATTTTTTCTTTTTTCGCATGTAGATATAATATCATATTTTGAAGGAAATAACTGTTGCAGTAATTCAATTGAGCGTGAATTTCCCTCCGTGTCGGAAAATGCGTGTATTTTACTATTTGGATATTTTTCTTTGATTGCATGAACAAATCGATTTGCAAGCAAATGGTCGCCTAGTCCACCCTCCAATCTAACTGCTATCTTCACTTTGCTAGCGCCCCTTTAAACTTATTAAATAAGTAAAGACAGATTTCTTTATTTTCTTCTAAAAAGGTTCTTAGTTTTTCCATTCCTTGTATTGTACTTGGCACTGCTTGACCAGTTTCTTTCGAAACTTCGTCTACGAGCTTGGAGTCAAGATTGATCCATGCGCCAGACTTTTTTGCAAATCCCCATTGAATTAACATGTCAGATACTTCATACTCAATCCAGATGCTATTTCCTCCTGTTCTGCCATGACGAATTGGGTATAATATTTCTGTTCCTTCTTTTTCATTAGTAGTTTTACGGAGAACTATTTTTGCCCAATGGCCGATTATTTTTCCATCTTCTACTATTTGATCTGCTTTGTATCTAGGCTGGAATTCAAAAATCCAATCCGCATAATGCTGTAAAGCGTTACCACCAGAACTGTTTGTAAGCTTTGGATCTGTTTTCGCATAAGGATTAATTTGAACATTCGAACGAACTTGTGAAATTAGGGCGCAAACATGACCAAAAGTTGACAATGGTAACATGATCATCTTAAGAAAATGCGAGCTAATAACCGCACCAGCGGCAACCTTTTGACTGTCTTCAAAACCTTTTGCCGCATCGTTCTTAGCGATAAGAGCATCCATGCTATCAATTAGAAAATAATACCTTGAATCATCTGGATTATTTTTAATAAGTTCTAGAATAATACTAGCAACATTCTCATAAATATTTGTGCGTAATACGAAGCAGGTTCCGTCAACCCAATCCTCAGCCTTATCTACAAACTTTACTCCAGACACGTTCTTTACATTGGAATTAAGCCTACCTTCCGCCTTTACTAGAAAACCCTTTCCCTTGGGAACCGTATCTAGGAAATTCTTCATAATAAGAAGAGCCGAGCTAGTTTTTCCACCTCCGCTTACTCCAGTAAAGCGCAAGATCGCTGGAACCTCCAAAGACCCACCCATCTCGGAATCTAAAAGAAGAGATCCGGTAGATACATTGAAAATCTTTTCATCTTCAAAGTTATAATGTTCACCTTTTGTGCTCTTTAGGAAGGACGATAGTACTGATTGACTGGAGTTTGATTTTATTTCTTCTTTTGCCATAAATTTAAAAATTCTCGCACTGTTATAGGTGCTTGTACAGTTTCACCTATTTTTCCCTTAAATTCAATATTATTATTTTCTATAATGAAACTCTGCGGCTTTTCTGGTTCAAAAATGAATTTCTTATACTCTATATTTAGTAGCCTTCTTCCCTCATCGGATAGGAACCAACAAAGGCTATTTAATTGAAACCTCAAAGTCAATGATTCCCAAAATATTTCATTTGGGAATATTTTTAAGAGAGAATTAACTATCTTCATCTCTCTAGGCCAAATAATCTTGGCATCAGATTTTAAAAATCTTAAAACAAAGTTTCTTTTATTTAGGCTCGTATTCGCCGCAGTCTTGACAGACTTCTTGCGTGACTTTGAAGATTTCTCTTTTTTCACAGATGAATCCTTTGTCTGTGTAATTTCCACCCCTGCAAGAACACCTTGTAATAACTCTTTCCTGCTCGTCCTGTGAGCGGAATTTACAATTACTGAGTTTTTCTTCTCCATTCATAGGAATATATTATATATTTACACAGTTTTCAAGATTTAAATCGTTTTCTACCATTAATTTTACAAGATCTGTAAAAGAAATCCTAGGAGTCCAGTTTAATTCTTTTCTGGCTGGAGTTGAGTCACCCAATAATAGGTCTACCTCTGCGGGCCTGTAAAATTCTGGATTGATTTTTACTAAAGTTGCGACAGAGTCGCCGTCGGTTGTTAAAAATTCTTCATTTATGGGCTCGTTTCCATTAACGAAATTCCAATTTCCTTCTATGCCAGCTGCTTTAAACGCAAGTGATACGAACTCCCTAACAGAGTGCGTTTCTCCTGACGATAGAATATATTCCCTTGGTTCGCTCTGATTTAGCATTAACCAGATACCCTCTACAAAATCCATTGCGTGGCTCCAATCGCGTTTTGCATCTATATTGCCCAAATGTATAGGCTCAAACTTTTCATTATTTTTAATGCATTTTAAAATTCTAGCAACACCCTTTGTAATCTTTCTAGTAACAAATTCTTCTCCACGGCGTTGCGATTCATGATTATACAATAGTCCCTGTATTGCATACAAATCATAACTTTCCCTGTAAACCTTAACAAGGTGCCTTGCGGCAGCTTTCGCGGCTCCATATGGACTTCTTGGCTTCAAGGGATGTTTATCATCCTGTGGGTAATAATCTACATTACCAAGCTCTTCACTGGATCCAGCGTTATAGAACCTGCAATTTGGCGCGTATTTTCTAATTGCTTCTAGGCAACGCAATACGCCCATTGCACCAACATCAAAAGTTTGCTCTGGAATTTGCCAACTGCTGCCTACAAAGCTTTGTGCGGCTAAATTAATGAAATAGTCTGGAACAACTTCACTAACAATATTGGCTATAGATTGCCCATCAGATAAATCTCCAGTTATTAATTTAAACCTATCGTTTGTTAAAAATTGGGAAATATTGGTAGTGTTTAGAGTGGAAGCTCTCCTCACCATTCCATATATTATATAATCTGTATTCTTAAGCAAGAAATCTACCATATAACTTCCATCTTGCCCGGTAATGCCTGTTACTACTACTTTTTTGCTCATGCAAATTATAATTTTTGGTTTAATGTAATTCTAATAATTATAAACTTATTCAAAGTTTTCATTAAATTCTTTTTCGATTTTTTTAATAATTTTATTATACTTCTCTTGGTACTCTTCTGTTGTTTTAATTTCGTCTCCCTTGTTTTGAAGAACTGAAAAAAACATATTAAGTGGAGAGTTCAAGGTTTTGTTAATGGTATTCAGATCATCCTGAACCATATTAGTTATAACAAACTTCTTCCATTCCTTAAAGAATAGCTTTTGTGTGCTTATTTTATTATCTTCTCCATCGTTAGCAACATTATCGCAAACTTGGTTAAATACAAATAGCAACATTGACCATTTAAGGTTATCAAAAAGCTTTTTTTCTATTAATTCGTCAATATTAACAGTATCGCTGTCATTATAGTCCATATGCTGGCATTAAATTGTTATGCTTCACAACTCTTACAGGACATTATAGATCTTGCTAGAGTTTGGGCTGGGTTTGTAGACCTCTGGTAATAAAGGCTTTTAATACCCTGCTCCCAAGCAAAAATAATAAGCTCGTTAACCAGTTTAGGTGGGGTGCCAGCTGGAATCATTAGGTTAAGACTCTGTCCTTGATCTATGTGTTTTTGACGGCTTGCCGCCTGTATAATAATTTCTCGCTGTGAGGTTTCTTCGAAAGTTTTAAATGTATCTTTTTCATTTTGAGAAAGAAAATCTAAATGTTGTACTGAACCAGAATTAATTAATATAGACTTCCAAACTTCATCTGTATTTTGATTTTTTTCTTTTAATAGTTTTTTAAGATATGGATTCTTGTAGGAAAATTTTCCCTTTGCAAGATCTTTTACATAATAATTACTATTTAATGGTTCAATGCTTGGTGACACTTGGCCAAGAATGAATGAACTTGAAGTTGTGGGTGCTACGGCAAGCGTGGTTGTATTTCTACGACCATACCCCTTTAGAACTTCTGGCTCTCCAAAAAGCGTTGCCAGTTCTCCACTAGCCTTGTCTGCTTTCTGTCTAATGGTTTTCCAAATAGTATTATTAAGAATTTTTGCCTCCATTGATTCAAATGGTATCATTTGTGATTGTAGCAGTGAATGCCAACCAAGAACTCCAAGCCCCAATGCGCGATGACGAACTGCAAATTTTCTAGGAGCTTCCATAAACTTTACTCCTTCAGTTTTGGTTATGAACTCTGTCATAACTGCATCTAAGAAAAATACCATTGTTTCTACCGCATCTGTATCTTTCCAATCTTCCCACCTTTCAAGGTTCATTGATGAAAGGTCGCACACAAAAGATTCGTCTTCAGAATTAGGAAGCATTATTTCACTACAAAGATTGGAGTGATTAATCTTAAGTTTTTTATCCTTGTAAACTTGCGGCGCTTGTTTATTTACGTTGTCAGTAAAGAATAAATATGGATATCCAGATTCAAAGCGCTTTTTTAGAACTAGTCCCCATATTCTACGCTTTTCTTTATCGCCATCTACCATTGATTTCATCCACTCATCAGAAATGGTAACGCCAATAGAGAGATCTTGAATTTCATTACCTTCGGATTTTATCTTTAAAAACTCTTCTATGTCCCCATGATCTATTGGTAGGTATGACGCAAAAGAGCCACGACGTACATTGCCTTGAGAAACTACATTCATTAGTTTGTCAAATAATTCCATGAAATGCACAGATCCGGTTGACTCTCCTCCAGAAGAAATATTCGCTCCCCTGTTTCTTAATTTCCCAAAATAAGCGCTGGTTCCACCTCCATGCTTGGTCATCACGGCTACTTCGGCAACCTTTTCCATAATGCCTTCCATTGTGTCTGGCACAAAAGATCCAAAGCATGAAATTGGCAATCCGCGCTTACGACCAAAATTAGACCAAATTGGTGAGGCGAGGGAATAAAAACCTCTATGCATGTAATCTTCAAATTTTTTTGCAAAACCTTTTTGACCTAAAATTTTTTCAGCAGTTTTTGCTATATCATTAATTCTTTGCTCTGCTGTTTCATCTTCTAGAAGATATCCTCTTTGAAGGAATTTTCTAGAGTCTTTATTTAACCAGTAAATATTACTATCAGTTTCAGTTGTCATGCTTTTGTAAGGATACAAATTTTTGAATACTAAAACAAGTCATCTTCGTTAAAGGACTGATTTTTCTTAGAATACTCTACGGGTCTGGAGTGAAAAAAGTCAGTCATATTATTACCAAGAAGCTCTTCCTCAAACCACTTTGTTGATTTAAGTAGTTCATTGTTGACTTCGAAGGCTTTTCTAAATCCAATTTGAGAAAGGGATTCATTTATACGATTTTTAATAAATTCTTTTAAAATATTTGCATCAAGGCCTTCCTCTTTTATTCCATTTACCATCCAGTCTACAATCTTGCTTTCTGATTTAAATGCTTCTCCCGCTTCAAGTAGAATTTTATTTTCTAGTTCGGCATCAAATAGTTCTGGATATTCCTTTCTGATAGTGTTGATTATTTTAATGCCTACCAAGGCATGTAAGTTTTCTTCATTTCTAGTATATTTAACTTGTTGATCGGTATCTTTAAGTACATTCTTGAAGCGCGCAAACCAGTTTATAACATAAAACTGACTAAATAAAGATACATTTTCCACAAAAAGAGTAAAAAGTATTAGTGCATATAAGTACTGTTTTTTTGAGTCTTTATAGAATCTGTGTGTATATTTTCTAAGATAGTTAACTCTACCCTGTATCCAGTCTAGTTTAAGATTTTCTTCAAAAACGTTTTCTAGCCCAAGAACTGAAATAAGTCTTTCGTAAGCATTATTGTGAATAACTTCAACATTGGCCATAACATATCCAAGATCTTGGAGCGATGGATGGGGTAAATTCTCTCCTAACTTTGCCCAAAAGGTTTTAACTGCAACCTCTATTTGGCCAATAGCTGACAGTGTGCGAATTATGATTTCCCTCTCTTGATCAGAGAGGTTGACCTTGAATTGTTGAACGTCGGATTTAAAACTAAATTCTTTATCAGTCCAAAATCCATTATGCATTGCCTCGATATATTCTTCTGTCCAAGGGTAGGTGTTTGGTTTTCTGGAAATCTGTTCTTCAAATATCATAGTTCTTCTAAATGGTTGTAGTAGTATATTACAACATAATGATTAATTTGAAAATAAAAAAATCAAGAAGTGCTTTTTTAAGGCAATAATTTGATTATTTGATTGTACTAGTTCATTTTTCTGCGTTTTTTCCAGTCTTTAGAGAATTCTTTCTTTACTGGGTCATTTTTTTTACCGCCACGCCTTTCGCTCATCTCTTTAGACAAGTCCATGATGTCACCAATTGTTCCAGCTTTATCCGTCTTTTTAACAAAGGCTTTTGAGTCATGTGGGTCTATTTTTGTATCAAATGCAAACAATGTGGGGAAATATACACGCTCCCATTCTACGCCATTCTGGTCAATATATGATTTTTTATCATTCATGCCAAAAGACAACTCTATTGTCTCTCCAGTATTTGGATTTTCGAATACGTATATTGCCACGGCTTTATTTTTCTTTTCTAATTATATATGCGCGTTTAGACGACCTAACTAGTTGTCCATTCGGCATTCTAAAATAAGAAGTGCCATCTTTAAATGTTATCTGCTCTAGAGACTTTGCGGCGGATTTAATTAGTTCTAGATCTTTAAAATTTTTATCATCAGTTGTCATAAAGAATTCATTATTTGAAGTATTGAGTCTACGGTCTTTTTGTAAGTAAACTGTTCTCTTAGTTTTAAGCCTTCTGTGTTTACAGGGTTCTCTTTAAATCTTTTTTCTGCTTGCTCAAGGCCGCTAATAAATTCTTCTTCATTCCAGTCAAAGATATTTCCTTGATTTGTTTCTGCTCCTTGTCTAAAGAACATATTGTCATAAACTGGGATTTTGCTACTTGGATTAATTAAAATAGCATTTTTTTCGTTCATCCAATCTTTATAGGCATGGGCATTCAATCCCACGCAGTGCTTTCCAAGTGCTACGCTTTGGAATTCTGGAAGCCCCCAACCTTCGCCGCCGCTCATTGCGATAGCAATATCATTGTTATTTATAAACTTATTGTATGTAGCATTGCTTTCCATATGAGGAAGGAAATTTACATTCCAATATCTATTGCCATTTAAGGCTTCCATAATAATCTTTGACTGAATATTCGGATCAAGAAATCTATTAAATACATTACAATTCAGCATGTATCCCGGTCTGTTTCCATACTTCTTAACCCAAGAAGTTAGAATTTTCAAGTGCCGTTTTCTGCTTGGCTCAAGTTTTCCGAACATTCCAAACTGAATGTCTCCAGTTGCGTTATCTTTAGGTATTAAATTAAAATGAGTATCATCAAATGCTAATGGAACAAACTTTACATTGTCAAGCCCCATATTATTGAATATATTGACAGAATAATTACTAGAAAGTAATACGCTTGAGTTATTTTTTACAATATTTATTTCTGTTGGCGTGGGAGAGTCTAGTTCGTAAAAACTAAGAAGAACTTGTTTTTCAGAAAAGCTTTCCAAGCTGCCTTGGATATGCCATAACTTGAATATGGGATTTTTTCTATCGTGTTTTTTTACCGCATCAGTAGCGGCATTTTTAATCCAATCCGCAAAATTTTGGTCTATCTTTTGCGAAGATATATCTATTTCCCCAATAGGGAAAAGGACAGCATCCATCCCGCGAGAGTAAATTTCTCGCAGGATGGAATACGAAACCTGCCCTAACGAAGTTGAGTTAAGAGGTAAATGTAGGGCAATACTCACAACTTAGAAGGGGATCTCGTCTGACTTATTGCTCTTAGCTGCCTTTGGGGTTTCAGAGCCTGCATTCGATCCAATTGGATTATCGAAATAAACCCTGTAGTCTGGCTGATTAGAGCCGTCTGTTTTGTTGGAGTTACTGAAGATAAGTAACTTGATTTCCTGACCATCCTTGGTCTTTACCGTACCATTGAGATACGTAGTGCCGCTCTTACTAACGCGCTTCCATAGCGCGCCAGCTTCTTCTAGTTTTGGCTTATTTGCTGTATTTGTGTTTTCCATAACATTTTAAATTATAGTACTATTGTTTAGTGATGTCAACTTTTTTTTAGCTAAATTTATAAATTTGTTGTGCCAATTCAACGCTGTTTGAGGCGTAACGTTTAAGATACTAGCAACTTCCGCATAATTTAAAATTCTATTTTTATTTGATAAATATCTATAGTAGATTGCATTCTTTACATTTTCATCTTTAACCTTGTCTAGCAGATCTGTAATGGCATTGATGATTTCATTTTTATTAGAGTTTGATTCTTTTACCTCGCTATTGTTCTTGTTTATTAAGAACTCAAGGAGATCTTGTTCTGAGTTTACATATTTTGATACCTTGTTTTTCAAGTTTAAGCAAAAATATTTTACATTATTTGCCAGCCATGTTGAAAATTTTGACCCCATGTCCGGATTGAACGATACGGCAGACGAGTAAATTATCCAGTCTTTATTATCGCTAAGCTCGTTTAGATGAACTGGAAAGGAGGCTAAGAATTTTTTACCTATCGAGAAACATATTCCACTATGCCTAGATATGAGTTCTAGAAGACTATCATTGCATGACTTTAATTTTATCTGTTCTATTAGATAGTTGTCATCAACTGTCTTTTTTGGTTTTCCTGTTTTCATTCAGATCGAATAATATATCTTTTTTTACCTTACGTCAATTACATTTGATTTATTTATTATTAAAAATTATAATTAAATAAACATTTATGAGCGTAGCGAGTAAATATTGGATGTGAGCTTGCGAACATTCAATAACCGAATATATACCTATATATAAATATTTTTATACTTATGTCAATATTAATTTTAATCTTACTCTGTATATTATTTTCTAGCGTAGAGCATTTATGGTTCAATACAGACTTCTTTCCATTCTACGCGAAGCTTGTAAAACCAGTGCTTCCTAAAAAATTGTACTCTTGGTTTTTAATAGACGAGTACTTCTTGAGGCCAGTTACTGAAATGAACTA